GGCGGTGATCCTTCCCTCGGTGGTGGTCTCGCCTCCCATTATGGGCACGTCGGTGGTCTATCCTGGCTCGTGAGCGGCGTGGTACCCGCTCGGCTGGGGGTCGATACGTCTCGACCTTTCGGTGGTTTGTTCCCCAACTTGATGCCGTCGGTGGGTGTCCGGGGAACACAGCGGCCGGCATCCCCCTCGAGGGGTGCCGGCCGTTCTGTGTTGCGGGGGTGTTCAGTTGTCAGGGTCGACGATGGTGATTGTCGGTTCGTCGGGCATCGTCGACTCGGCTGCCGCCGCGATACCGCCGAACAGGGCGCAGGCGAGCACACCAGCGACGACGAGCACCCAGCGTCGCCGTGACCGCCAGTTCTCGGACAGGGCGGCGACAATCGCGGTGACGCCAGATGCGATGCACAGGATGACCGACGCCCACAGGATCGCGGCGGTGATCACGCTGTGCGCCCTGCCCCTGCCCGAGGGCGCGCGTCGATCCACTTGCGGGCGGTGCGTTCGTGCCAGAACGGCGACTGTCCGACGTGCCCGTCGGGTGGCGGCACCATCCACGACGGGATGGTCACCGACTTGTCGGCGGCCGCCTCCTTGCGACGCTGAATCGATCGTTGGTGGTATTTGCGCATCGTCGAGTACTTGACGCCGGCGAGTTCGGCGAACGCGACGAGGTCGAGCTGTCTCTGTGCCATCGGTGTGGGTCTCCCTTGCTGAGGTGGTGGTGCTGATTGTAGCCGCGCGGTGGGGTTACGGATATGGGGGCGGGGTGACCGACTGTAGCCACGCCTCGAATTCGAGGTCGACGGCCGTCTGCCGGGTCTCGACGGTGACGCCGTGGAAGGTGAGCCGGCCGGGGGTCTCGTTCTTCCCGGGTGGCAGTGCCCGCTGGTACGGGAACACGAGCAGCCCGTCGATCCAGTACGGTGCGCCCGGGATCGTGCCGAGCGATGACGCGTCGGCGTACACCTCGGGCAGCGCGTCGCGGTCGAACACAACAGTCACCTCGGTGTCGATGCCCTGCGCCGACAGGTACCGGCGCACGTCGAGGGTGAGGGCGTCGGCCATCGCGTCGACGTCGACGACGAGGTGCTGCGGCCGGGGCGCCCAGTCGAAGAACGCGGCGAGGGCGATGTCGTCCATCGGCCGGGTGCGGCCGCACCCATCGCACACCCACAGCCCCGCGCCGTTTCCAGACCACGACAACTCGCAGCACGCGCCGCCGTCCTCGAGGCGGTGCCGCCCGTGATACTCGTCGCCGACTGGCCGCAGGTGGAAGTCGTGCCGCCGGTTCGACTCGGCGAATCCACGCCGACCCTCGGGCGTGTTCCGCCACGTCACATGCGCGCCGCACCAATCGCACTGATAGCGGGTCACGGTGCCGGCCATCAGTCCCAGATCCCTGCGCTTGAGCGGCCGAACGACGGCGACGCCTGTTGGAACAGCCCGATGTGGTTGCCGTCGGTGTGGGCGTCGGGCCGCAGCGTCGACTCGCGCCGGGCGCGGGCGTGCTGTGCGCGTAGCACCGCGGCGGCGTCGTCGTTGAGCAGCCCGGCAGCCCACGCGAGAGCATCCGGCCACGATGTCGCCTCGATGTGCATCTGCCGTGCGAGCTTGACGATGCGGTCGGCGCGGCGGCGGGCATCCCACGCGGTGCCGGTCTCGAACGTGCAGCGCCACTCACCGCCTGTGTGCAGGTCGTGAGGGGTGTGCACCCACACCTGCCACACGAAGTCGGTGCGGCCCGCGATGGGTCCGATGTACCGGTACTCCCACGGCTTGCGGACGCGAGCACGCACGTACACGCGGCCGGGGTGCCACACTGCGGATGCTTTCGGCGGGAACGGAATCGGGATGGTCATCGCTGTGCCTTTCGGATGCGGCGGCCGATGCGGTGCTCGGCCTCGGCGATCTCGCGTGTCGGCAGGTCGGGCAACCACTCACCGACGAACGGCACCCCGTAGCGGGGTCGCACGTACAGCCGGTTCGGGTGCGCCAGGAACACGAGAAAGTCGGGATCCAGGTTGTCGGGTGCGGCGAGTTCGATGGTCTCGCGTAGCGTGCCGTCGGTGCGGCTGATCGCGATGCGCCCGGCCCGGGCGGACTGCGCCCAATCGTCGTTGATGAGCAGCGTCTCGAGTGGCGGCACGGACAGCACCACCTCGGGCACCGAGCCGGGTGACGGTGGGCGTTGCGTCGCGAGCGGGTTGCACAGTCGCAGCCATCCGCGCGCAGGGTTGGGGTCGGTCATGCTGTGTGTTCCTTCATGGCGTGGTTGGGGATCGTGTCGAGCATCGCGGCGACGAGCGCCCCGATCAGATGGTTCGCCGCCCACTCGAGTCCGTCGAGGCTCATCGGCAGCGCGTACTCGCGTTCGTACAGGTAGCCGTCGTGGTCGATGCTCGACGCCCGGATGCGACACGCGGTGATGTTCTCGGCGAGCCGGGCCGGCGCCCGGTCGAGGCGGCCGACGACGATCGTGCCGGGCGGCGGTAGCGGGTCGATGTCGGTGACGTCGACGGGCCGCTCGAGGTCGGGGTGCGTGTGGTGGCCGTAGATGACGACCACCTCACGCTGGTCGGGCAGCACAATGGTGCGCGGCTCGGTGGTCACTGGGGTCTCCATCCGTCGGCGATCAGCTGCCGGGCGATCGCGTGGCGGGCGGTCAGCGGGATAAACGCCTGCGCCCGGATGACCGCCACGATGTCGTTCTCGAGCCGGTTCAGCGTCGCGAACTCCGGGCATCGGGTGTCGTGGGGTTGCCGCGGGTACCGCTTGCCGCAGTAGTCGCAGCGGTTCACGTCGTGGCCTCCCGAATCTGCACCGGCCAATCGCTGTTGACCTCCTGCCAGCGCGGGTCACCACGGCCCTGCCAGAACGCCCGCAGGCTGTCCTGCTGCTGCCCACGCCACGACGCCTGCAAACGCATCAGCGTCGCGGGGTCGTCGAGCTGCGCGATCTCGCCGTGCCGCAGCATTTTGTACGCGATGCGGGCGGTGGTGAGGCAGTCGCCGGTCGACTGGTGGGCGTCGTCCTGCACCACCTTGTACGCCTGCGCGAGGTCGGTCAGCGTCCGGCCGCCGCGTCGATACCGGTCGAGGTGTTTGTCGACGACGAGGGGGTCGATGACGGGGCCGATCGTCGGCGTCGCGGTCTCGAGGCGGTCGCACTCGGTGAGCAGCAGGGTGAGGTCGTACGGGGCGTTCATGATGGCGAGCAGGTGCCCGTCCTCCCAGAGCATCGCGAGGTCGGCGACGATCTCGTCGATACCGGTGCGGTAGTCCATGCCGTCTGCTTGGGCCTGCTCGGTGGTGATGCCGTGGATTTCGGCGGCGCCGTCGGGGATCGGGATACCGGGGTCGAGCAGCCACTCGGACCGCATCACGGTGTCGTTGTGGATGCGGATGATGGACGCGGTCACGATGCGCGCGGTGAACGGGTCGGGGCTGGTCGTCTCGAGGTCGAACGCGGCGAGCGGCATATCGGTGAGAGTCATCAGCCGATCACCTGCGTCGGCAGTTTGGCGACGGTCACGGGCAGGTTGATCTGGTCGCTGTCGAATCCGTCAGGCCAGGTGGGGTGCGGCTTGACCTCGCCTTTCGGGGTGCACGGCTGCCACTTGCGGGGCACGCCGCCGGGTCGCTGCCGGGTGCGACGGAAGTAGCTACGCGCCTCGGCGGGTCCGTTGCGCACGACGACGTCGGGTGCGCACGCCTCGAGCAGACGTGAGTGCTCGATCACCTGCCCGACCGCGACGTTCACGCCGTGGCTGCGGTCGGCCGGCTCGACGTGCACACCGGCCGGCGGGGCCGGCTCGGGCGGGATGTCCTCGAGCATCATGTCGGTGAGTTCGATGATCGACTCGGCGAGCGTCCAAAACATGTCGGTGGGAGCGACTCTGCCGAGCACGAGACCGCAGTCTCTGCGGATCTTGCGTAGCCGCGCCTCACGGTCGTCGGCGGTGGTCACTGGTCGTCCCCTGCCTTGTTGGCGAGCGCCGGCTCGGCGAGCGCGCGGGGTGGTGTCCAGCCCTGCCGGATGAGGAACGATGCGATCTCGGCGCCGCGGCCGTAAACGTCATCGTCGGTGATCGCTTCCCGAGCCTGCACGTTCTTCGCGCCCTTCCACGCGGTTAACAGCAGGTCGCGCAGGAACGGTTTCCGGGCTTCCATTTCCTCGGCGGCGTGCCGGTACTGTTTCGCGCCGGCGTGGTTGCTGTCGGAGGACAGTTGATCGGCGATGTCCCGCAGCTTCTGCGGGTGCCGCCACTGGATTGTGTCTGTGCGCATGTCGTGGTGTTCCTTTCGTGGTGGTGGTGCGAGTGTAGCCTACCGGTGCGGCTACACGTCGTCGTCTACGATCTCGAATTCGCGGTCGAACTGGTCCTGCTCGAGCACCCGCACGACGCTGTCGTCGTCGTTCCACACGATCCAACAGCCGTAGTCGTATCGGACGCCTGTGTCGGCGCCACTGGTCGCGATGATCAGGAACGCGCGGGCGTTGTCCTTGATGTGCATGTTGCTGCCGTCATGTTCGCCGGCGCGGCGCATTTTGTGTTCGTAGCCGGTCGGGACGCACCACACGAGCGCGCGCCCATTCAGTGCCCACGCGATGTCTTGGGCGGTGTGCCAATTGCCATCCCATCGGATCGCATGCACCGGCTTCTGTCGCTGTCGGGCGATCACTCTCTCGAGGGTCATCGGGTTGCCTTTCGTTTCTGTGCGCACTTTTCGTGCACGGTGGGGTCGTTTCCGGGGTCGGTGGACAGCACCGGGTCATGGCAGACGGTGCAGCGTTTCGCGCACGATGCGTGCCAGTCTCCCGGCGCGACGATGACGGGCAGCCCGCACACGGTGCACGCCTTGCCGAGCGGCCGCGCCGCCGCCTTACGTCGACGAGGCGGCATACGTCACCAGCCCGCAGTCGATGCACCGATGCACCTCGGTCCACTCGTCGTCATCGGTGTAGCGCCGATGCTCGGCGACGGCGTGCCACCCGAGCCAGCACCGGAACCGCCACAGCCAGATCACGACGTCGACTCCACGTCGATGCCTGTGTACGGTTCGCCCGCTGCCTCCCAATCGGGCCGGTACACGACGCGCACCGGGATACCGAGCGACCGCCACAGCCGGATGACGCGCGGCCGGTCGTCGAACGCCTCGACGACGTCGTACCCGTGGTCGTCGCGGATGATCCGCAGAATGTCCCGCTTGACGTCGTCGTCGTGCCGGTCGTCGTGGTCGCCGCGCATCAGCATGTGGTCGAACTCGAGGTGCGGCACGTGCTCGGCCAACCATTCGCGGGTGAGCTGCTCGAGTTCGTACTTGCGGGCGGTGACCAGCAGTAGCCGGTGCCCGTCGGCGATCGCCTGCTCGCACCACCGCACGACTTTCGGTGTGGGCGGGCAGCGGCGGGTCGCCTCGTGGAACCGGCGCATGTCCTTGCGGGTGCCGTACAGGTGCACGAGCGCGTCGCGGACATCGCACAGGGTGCCGTCCATGTCGACGATGACCGCTGTCGGGCGGGGCTGCTGGTCGCTGAGCAGCGCGGTGAACGTGTCGGGGGTGAGGTCGGTCATTCGGTGTTCCTTCGGTGTACTCGGCGGCCGATCGTGGCGATGCTGCCGAGGTTGAGACGTCGGATCGCTTCCTCGTATGAGATGCCGTATCCGACGAGGTGGTCGAACTCTTCCCGCTCGAGCGGGTCGAGGGTGTCGGGTGTCCAGCCGTCGGGCAGCGTGGTCACTTCGTACCGCTCACCGCGCGGCATGACGCTGCCGTTCGTTGGCCCATTCGCGGGCGTACTGCTCGGTGACCCCCGCGGGCGGGGCCGGGTCGTCGTGGTACAGGGTCGCCCGCTGGTAGCCGGCGGCGCCGTTGGTGGCGGGGCACTCGTCCCGCACGTGCCGGTACACCTCGGCGGTCCTGGGGTAGGCGCCGCACTCGTCGCACATGACGCGGTCGCCGTGCACGACGTCGAGTTCGTAGACGTCCATCTCGTCGAGCGGTGTGGTCACCGTCGGCGGGTACAGGTAGCTCACTTCGCCGACCTTCCCTCGATGACCTGCTCGATGTGCTCGGCCCACAGCCGATACCCGCGGCCCCGGTCGGCGTAGACGCGCGACCAGTTGCAGCGGCAGGACACGCGGAACATGCCTGTCGGAGCGGGGTCGTTGGCGTGCCGTTGGTGTTCCTCGAGGACGTCGGCGATCGCGGCCATCAGCGGGCCTCGGTGGTGAGGGCCATCGTGACGGCGTCGAGGGTCGCGCATGGCGACTGTCTGTCGCACGTGTCGCACCACGGCACGATGTCCTCGACGCTCGGCTGGTGCAGCATCTTGATCAGCTGCAACGCCGCCGCATACGCGATCACCACCTCGTTGTGCACCTGCGTGATCGCGTGCCCGTTGTCGTCCCGCAGAAACGGGTCGTCACTGGTCATGTTGATACCGCCCGGGCACGCGGCCATCGCCGTCGTGTGCGTGCGCATCACGCGCGCCCGAGTACGTCGTCGACGGTGAGGTCACCCGACTGCAGCAGGGCGCCCTCAATCCATCCGAGCTTGACCGCCTCGGGCGTGTTCAGCGACACCCACACGCCGGCCATCGGATCGTGTTGGTCGTAGCTGCCGAACGCGAGCGGCCAGTCGGGCATGTGGAACGCCGAGACCGCGATCACCTGCAGCATCAGCACGGGGCGTTGCGGGTCGACTTGCGGCTTGAGGTGGGCGACGGTGAGGAACGCGATTCGCTCGCCGGTCTCGGTGTCGACGAGCTGGAAACCGTCGCCTGCGGTGGGCGGCTCGTAGAACTCGGCGGTTTCTTCCATCTGCTCCGGGTCGTCGGCCTCGATGTTGATGCGGGACACGACGAGCCGGGGTTCGCCGTCGTCGTCGTTGGTGAGCCGGGCAGACCATGCGATGGGGTAGCGGTTGCGTACTTCGACGTGCACGTCGGTGATGTGGTCGGTCATGGTGGGTGTCTCCTGAAATGAGGAACGGCACCGCGAGACTGTAGCCTCACGGTGCCGCTATCCTATGTGGGGTTTCGGGGTGGTGTCTACTGCTGACCGTCGGGGGCGTCGTGCTCGTTGTGCAGCACCGCATCCGCGACGTCGTCGGGGTCGTCCTCGATACCCTCGAGCGGGTCGCCCGGGGTGCGCTGCGGTTCCACGCCGACCTGCGACATGATCGCGGTGAACGGGGCACGCCCGCCGCCGACTGCGGACTGTAGCGCCGCGTTCGCTTGCTCGAGCTGCTGCACTCGGGTGCGGGCGTCGGTGAGTTCGGTTTTCATCCGCTCGATCGTGGGCACGACCTCGTGCCAGTTCTCCGGTTCGGTCGCGGCGGCACGGCACATCGCGGCGATGCGTTCGTCACGCTGGTCGAGTTCGACAGCGAGGGCGTCGGCGACACCGACCGCGTTGACCGCCTCGGCCGCGTACATCGGGGCGGCGTTTATCGCGGTGTCGTCGACAGCGCGGGCCATGACGGTCGACAGGACGCGGGCCGCGATCTCGACGTGCGACCGCAGATCGCGGGTGACGTCGTCGGCGTGCTGGTCGGTATCGATGCCGAACACGCGGGCGATCTGCTTGATGTACTCGGCATTGGTGTTCGCCCGCCGCAGCACGCCGTCGTATGCGTCGGCCTTCTGCTTCGTCTGCTGGTACACGTCGGCCCACAAGCTGGTGTTCGCTTCGAGGGCGCCCTCGGCGTGGCCGCGTTTCCGCGACGTCTTGACCAGCTCGTCGACCAGCCGGTCGTTGTCGACGCGACCCCCGGTCACCTGATCCTCGAGCACGTCACGGGTGATCTTGACGCGCGCCTGCGCGGCGTCGAGTTTGCGCTGCGTGTCCCGCAGCTCAGCCTCGGTGGTGGCGAGCCGGCCCGTCTTGTCGACCATCGACCACAGGGCGCGCACCATGTGGTTGTCGGCCTCGGTGATGACCTGCCATCCGTCGGGCAGCTCGGTCACTCGCTCGGACGGTGCCAGCGGTTCGCCGGTCAGCGACCGCCGGATGAGGCGGGCGGGCGTGAACAGGCTGCCGAGTATGCCGGTGCCGTTGTGTTCGACGAGTTCGTTCGGTTCGCAGTCGACGCGTAGATACCTGGTCATGATGGGGTGTTTCCTTTCGGTGGGTGGGTACACGGTGAGGCTACAGGAACGGCCACGGTGCCGTGGCTGGTAGCCACGGGTTGGGCCAGACAGTGAGCGGGGTGCGCGGCTGGTCGTCGAATGCGATGAGCTCGGCGATCGTGCCCGCGGATTGGTTGATCACCCAGTGCTCGAGGTCGGTCATCGTCGACGACGGGAAGTCGGCGGCGACGAGCGCGGCGAGCGTGTCGGTGTCGACTGCGGCGCGACGTCGGGTGGCGTCTTCGGTGACGCGGCCGGCGAGGTCGGCGATCCATGCGGGGCGTTTCCCGCCGCGCAGCACGGGCACGTGCCGGGCGAGGGCGACGCGGGACAGTATGTGCACGGCCGTCGCTGCCGGCCCCTGTATCTGCCAGCGTGGTGGTGTCGCCCACCACGGCACGCGGCGTTCGTACGCGGGTGCCCGCATCAGGTGCAGCGTGTTCGGCAGCGAGCTGGTGTGCGGGCGTCGACAGGTGCGGGGTTCGATGGTGCGGGGCACCGGCACGTCGGGGTCGAATCGCACGAAGGGGTGCATGTCGTAGCCGCGGCGTTCGGCCTCGTCGTACAGGCGGGGCGGCAGGATCGGCCGGTTCATCGCATGGCCCCGAGTAGCTGCGACAGCATCTCGGCGGCCTGCTCGTGCGTGTAGTAGATCGTGGCGACGAGTTCGCGTGTGCCGTCGCCGGCCTCGGTGACCACACGTGCCCTGATGTGGTCGCGGTCGGGGTGGTCCCACACGATGCCCATCGGTGTCTGCACCCCGGGCGGCGTAGTCGACGCGGGCACCGGGGCGTCATCGTTCACCATGTGATTTTGTCCTCGTAGTCGGTCCAGTCGATGCCGGCGACCACGTGCAGGTGGTGCTCGAGCACGCGGATGGGTAGGCGGTGGCGGGCCAGGCGGATGCCGCCCATGGTGGCGAGGGCGAGGGCGTCGAACTCGTCGTCGCCGTGCGGGGTGACGCGGTCGCCCCACAGTTTCGACATGCCCACGGCGACAGCGGTTTTGTCGGCGTTGCCGTTGTCGGTGGCGAACTTCTTTACCCGCTTGTTGTGCACCACGATGCATGGGGTGCCGGCGGCGTACAGGTGCTCGCAGATGCTGCCGGCGAGGTGCGACCGGTCCATCAGCGATGCCTGCGTCGACTTGTTCGATGCGAACAGTTCCTCGATGACGACGAGGTCGCAGTCTTGGGATGCCCGCAGGATTTGTCGGCGTACGGCGACGATCCGCTGCACGCGTAGCCGCATCTGATTGGGCAGCGCGACGCCGGTCTGCTGGTCTTTCAGGTTGGGCGATGAATGCACCGACGTGGTCTGCACCTGGCACAGCCGGGCGTGAGCGTCGTCAGATAGTCCATCGCCGAGCACGGTGGTGTTGTCGATGGTGAGCTTGGCGAGTCCAGCCGAGGTGAGCGACGGGTCGACGCCGAGGATTCGTAGCGTCATCAGAGACCTGCCTTGCGCATCTCTTCGCGGTCGACGATCTCCTCATGCCACACCGACACGATCGCCCGCTCAAGCAGCGTCAGCGGCCGCAGCTTGGCGAGGGTGTCGGCGGTTGCCTTCCGCGCCTCGTCGGTCCACTGGGGTTCTAGCGCCCACTGCCACGCGGCGTCTAGGTGGTGGTCCTCGACGTTGGTGTCGTCGACGACGATGTGCAGCGGGCCACCCGTGCCGCAGCCCTCAACGTCGTACAGGTCGTTCACGGCGCGAGCCGCGTCGAACACTCGCTGATCTTTCGCGGCGTACAGCATCGCGCAGCTGTCGCACATCAGACGGTCCTGCCCTGCTCGGCGAGGCTGCGGTGCGCCTCGGTGGTGGCCTCGGCCTGCTCGGCGATCTCGCGGTCGCGGCGCCGATTCCGCTGCCTACTGACACGGTTCTGCACGTTCAGCGCGCCGTCAGACCAACCCATCGCGTAGATTTTCGCGGCTAGCTCGTGCAGGCCATCGACGTGGACGTCGGGGATCTCCGCGAACCGTATGTCGTCCGGGTAGTCGAGTGCGCTGCGGTTGCATCGGTCGATGAACTGGTCAACGGCCTGCTGCACGTCATCGGGTTCGGTGGGCATGGGCACGGTGATGCTCCTATTCGGTGGGTGGTTGTGTGGTCACTGTGAGGCTACATGATGGGTGGTGTCGTCGGTGCGCCAACAGTCGCAGCGCACGACGAGGCAGCCGTCTTCGCCGTGCAGGCACAGGGCGTGTCCGCAGGTGTCGCAGTGCGGCATGCCGGGCGGGTGTTTCGGTCTATCCATCGAACAGATCGGGCTGCCTCGAGGCGACGCCAGTGCGTATCCAGCCCGGCACGAACACCCCGGCGAGCCCGCAGGCGGCGAGGGCCTCGGCGTCTCGCCGGCCGTAGGCGACGAGCACCGACGGGGCACCGGCGTTGCCGGGTGCTGCGGCGCCGTCGGCGGTGTGGAAGGTGAGGCGTCCGTGTAGGAACAGCACGGCGTCGGCGCATTCCCACACCCACCGGCTGAACATTGCGGTCTCGGTGCGGGCGAACAGCAGGGCGGTGCCGCCGCCCGGGTGCGCGGCGAGGCGTTGCACCCACCTCCACGCCTGCGAGTACGGCGGGTTGAGCCACACCCGCCCGTGCCACATGCGCGACAGCCCGTCGTCGCGGTAGGTCAGGTGCTCGTGGGCGGTCGGCCACCGTGCGGGGTCGGGTGCCGCGCACGGGTCGAGGTCGAACGGCCCGAGCGCGTCGAGGACGTGCCGCGGGGTGAGCCATGTGTCGGTGCCGGTCGCGTTGTTCTCGTGGGCGCCCATGGCCTTGCGTGCGGGCGCGGTCACTGCGGCACCTCGGGCACGGTGCCGTCGGCGAGGTATGCCCGGAAGACATCGGCGACGGCGACGAGGTCGCCGGCGCTGTCGGGCCATCGGTGTCGGCATGTCCACTCGACGGCCAACTCGAGGGCGCGCTGCCGGGTGGCCTCGTCGCTGACGTCGAGGTGCAGCACGCCGTCGAGGATGGTGCCGACACCGCCCGAGGCCTGCGGTACCTCGCTGCACTTCGGGCAGATGCCGGGCAGGTCGGGCTGTTCGCGTAGCAGCGGTGTCCAGCCGAACGCGAGTAGGAACTCGTGCGCCTCGCGCCTCGGGTGCTGCTCGTCGGTGACGGGGATCGCGTAGTCGTACTCCTGATTGCAGTGGCAGCAGATGTGCCGCCATCGCACGTACGTTTCGGCGGTGTGTTGGTCACTCATCGGGGGTGTCTCCTGTTCGGTTGATGCGTACGGCGATGCTCGTCAGGAACGCCGGCCAGGCGTCGAGGCTGCCGAGGTTGGGCTGCGGCCACACGGCCCGCCACTCGCTGTCGTACACGATGACCCGGGCGCGGCGTGGCCTGTGCTTGCCGCGGACCTTCATGCGGGGGAAGAACTCGCGGCGCCGTGGCCGCTGCCCGCTGCTCACAGCAGCCCCACGACGTAGACGATGATCGCCGCCCACAGCAGCAGCGCGACTATCCACACGGCGACGGTTGCGGCACGCCCCATCGGCCGGCTCACGAGGTCGGCTCGAGTCGGTACTCGCCGCGACGTTCCTGCCGGGCGCGCAGCTCGTCAACCTTCTGCTGCGCGTCGGTGTACGTGTACACGCCGACCACGAGCGGGCCTGTGTCGACGCCGTCGGGCTGGTCAGGCGCGGGGTACCAGACGATGCGGGTATCGGCCACCGGCGCGTTGACGAGCAGCGCGCCGCACCCGCATCTGAGCACCCGGCGCGGCAGTCTCTGCGATGTCGGTTTCGGCATGTCCAGCTCGAACGTCCACCCGTCGTGAAACTCGTGGCGGGTGCCGAGTTTCGCGTCGTGGGCGAGCACCTCGATTTCGGCGACGATCTCGTCGTCAGTCGGGCGGGTCATGACCACGTCACCCTGTTGACGCCGTCCATGTGCAGCCCGTCGTGACCGGTCGGCAGGTGGCAGATCAGCGAGCGGCCGTCGAATGTCTGCTCACGGCCCTGCGTCTCGCCGCACTGGGGCATGGTGGGCGGGATCGTGGTCCGGTCCGGCTCGGTGGCGAGTCGGGTGTGTACGTGCTCGTGGTAGCCCATGTCGTCGAGAATTTCGCGCACGCCGGCGAGCCGGAAGTCGTCGCGTAGCCCGCCGTGGTTTATCACGTTCCATATGCGGCGCAGTGCCTCGTCAGCACTGTACGGCGGCTGCCACGCGCCGGGCTGCGGGTGTTCCGGTTTCACGCGCGATTCCGAGGACAGTGCGAGCCATTCGTCGTGTGCGTCGAGCACGGCGTCGAACCATTCGGCGTTGTCGTCGCCGAGCACGAACTCGTCGTCGTCGGTGACCAGCGCGCCGTAACCGTTCTCGACCTGCTCACGCACAAACTCGCGGCGGTCGTCGAGCAGCTTGCCGTACGGGTTCTCGGGGGCGCCGTCGTACTTGCGTCGGCCGTTCGCGTGGCCGTCGTCGTAGCCCTCGGCCCACGCCTCACGCATCGCGTCGAGGTGGTGCGGCGCGAACTGGCGTTTGGCCTCGACGATCGGCTCGGTGTACGGCACGCCGACGAGGTCGAGCAGCTGCCGCAGCGACACCTCGACAGCGGCGGTCATGCGGGCGACGGCGATGGTGAGGTCGAGCGGCGGTGGTGTGGGTTCGTCGGGTGCGTCCCACGGCACACGGGCGGGGTGCGTCTCGTCGGTACTGGCGACGTGCTGCCACTGCCGGTCATGGGGGCGTTGCCGGGCGTCGCCGTAGCGCAGCCACACGAGTTCGCCGATAGCGCGGTGGCAGATCGCGCACAGCGTGAACGACCGGTACGGGGTGCCGTCGGGGGTGTGGAAGAGGGTCATGCTGGTCGGTCCTTTCGGTGTGGGCGGTGTGCTGCGACGTGCCCCGAGGGGTCAACGACCATCCACGTGGTGATGGTCCACGGCGCGGTGTTCGCCCGGGCGATCGCGGCCGCGAGGGTCGGATGAGATTCGGCCTCGAGTAGCGCGGTCGGGTCGGCGAGGGTGAACTGCCCACCGAACAGGGCCTGACGGATCGCGCTCGCTTGCTCGATGACTCGGCGTACGTCGGGCCGGGTGAGCAGCTGGTCGAGTTCTGCGTCGGTGGGTTTGGTCAGAGTACCCCGCGCGTCGATGATCCCGATAGCCCCACAGTGAGGACACACGAGGGCGTCAATCGGGGGCACGACGATGATGCCGGTGCACTGCGGGCACGGCTGCTGTGACCTCACGCGCCGAGCCCTACGCCAGTCGCGACGCCGACCGCGATGACGAGCACGACACCCCAGAACACGAACAGGGTGCCGGCGTCGGCGGGCCGGTCCTCGGCGAGTAGCACGCTGCACACCATGAGCACGAGCGCGATGCATGAGACGACGAGCGCGGCGGCGACGACCGCGGCCCGCCAGTTCACTGCCCTGCCTTGAGGGTCGCGCGTGCTGCGTCGATCGCGGCCTGTACGCGTTGTGTGGTTTCCACGAGCGCGTTGAACTCGCCGGGCGCCGGTCGCACTCCGATATTGAGCATCAGGTCGGCGACCGCGACGAGTTCGCCGGTGACCCGCTCGAGCTGCTCGCGTGTCCGGTTCGCGGGAGTGGCCCCGGCGACGCGTTGCCGCTCGGCCTCGTCGCGCCAGTTGTTGCGGGACTCGATGAGTTCACGCACGTTCATCTCGAGGTCGTCGACGAGCACGTCGACGGTGATCTCGACGGGCAGCGGCTCGATGCCCATCTCCCGGCGCACCAGCCCGGCGAGCAGCCCGAGCCGCCATGCGGGGTTTCGGGGATCCCGTGGCTGCACTCGCGTGACTGTCGTGTCCGCGTCGAGCCGGGCCACGCGTTTCGGGTCGCGGGCATCGACGTGCGGGGTGGCGACCAGCCCGGACAGCAGGCGTTGCGCCTCGTCGGTGTCGAGGTGGGTCAGCCCGAACTCGTGGCCGCGTTCGCCGAGCCATACCCACGGGCCGGCTGTGTGCACGCCGTCGTGTCCGTCGATACGCCCGCACTCGAACGTGCACGCCTTGCCCTGCTCGTCGGGTTCGGTGCTGGTGCTGCTGCCGCACACGACGGGCGCGTGGACGATGTCGTAGCGCTCGTCGCAGCCGCAGTCGCAGACCTTGCCGCTCGTGTCGATGTGGACGATGTCGGGTGCGGTGAGTGCGAGTAGGGCGTGGGTGATGGCTTGGTAGCCGGTGCGGTGTACGCCGGCTTCGGTGAGGGCGTCGTCGTTGAGTCGGTTGAGGTGTTCGGTGGCTTGGGTTCGGTGGTGTTGGGCGGTCACGGGGTGCTCCTGGTTGTGGTTTTTGAACGGTTCAATTCGGGGGCTGAGCTGGCTTCTGCCGTTTTGGGGGTGTGGTTATGCCTTGGGTGGGGTTTTCTCCTGTGTGTGTTGATCTGGTGGCTCGGACGGGGCATGTGTGTCGAGGTTCGTGACCGCTGGTAGGTCGTTGGCGAGTTTGGTGCGGGCGATGTGGGCGGGTGGTCCAGCGAGTTCGCGGCCGTCGTGGACGCGTCGGCAGGTGCGGCCGGCGGGTGCTCGGCAGTCGGGGCAGGGGACGCGTTCGGCGTGGGCTCGTTGGGCGTGCCAGTCCTGGGATTTCATCGGGGCTCCTGGTGGGTGCATCGGCGGGCGGGGTCGGCGCTGACGCCGGTGGTGGGGTCGAGCATCCAGCCGAGGTCGTCGCAGCGGTCGCAGTCGGCGATGGCGGTGCGGCGGTGGTCGCGGGCGAGTTGCTCGAGCTGGGCGCGGTGCTCGGTCCACGCCTGGTGTGCGAGTCGGGCGTCGCGGCAGGGGGCGCAGGGTTCGTCGATGCGGCCGATGCGGGTGCGGTGGCGGGGACACTTGGTGGGTGGTTCGGCGTCGGCGTCGGGCGCAGCCGAGACGACGAGCGCGAGCGAGCCTCGGGTGACGGGGGGTGTGGGTTGTTCGGTCGCGCGCGCGCTGGTGAGTTCCCTACTTACGTAACCACCATGTATTTCCTGATCTACCTGATCGGTGGTCATCTGGGTGACCACGTTTAGGGCCTGATTTGACCACGTTTCTCGCGATGTGGGATCGGAAAGGTGGTCATCTGGGTGACCAGGTATTGAGTTATCCACAGGGTTAAACATGGTCATCTGGGTGTCCACCTTTCCTGAGTTATCCACAGGCAATACGTGGTCATCTGGGTGTCCACCTTTATCGTCGTTGTGGGGCATGTCCCACACCAGTGCATAGACGGTCGGCCGGTTACGTCCGCCGCCTTCCTGCTCGACCTCGAGGTACGTCTTGTCGACGAGCGCGTCGAGGGCGCGGCGTACCGTCTTGACGCTCACGCCGCAGTCGGCGGCGAGGGTCGCGGCGGCGGGTCGAGCGCCATGCCCTGTGCGGTTGCTGTATGTCGCGAGGATGGTCAACACGATGTACTCGGTCGGCGTCAACGTCGGCATGGCCCCGCGGAGTCGTTGAGTCCACAGGTGCTTGTTCATGCGGAGTGGTCGGCCTTGGCGATCTGGGTCAGGTAGGCGTCGAGTGAGTCGCGGGTGATCATCGCGCGGGCGCCGACCTTGACGCGCTCGAGGTGGCGGGAGGCGATGAGTTTGTAGACGGTGCCCCGGCTGATGCCGCCGAGCCGCGCCTGCGTGTCGGCGATGCTGACGAGTTTCGGTAGTTCGGTCACGGGGTTGATCCAATCGAGCGTGGCGGGCGGTGTGAGGTAGTGCGCGGGGACGGTGAGCGGGACGGCCTCGCCGTACATCGGGGCGGTCAGGATCAGGTGTTCGGTGGGGTCGTCGGGCATGGGTCTGATGTAGTGCACCGGGCTGCCGGCGGCTGCGACTTTCGGTACGTCGTGTCGCAGCCGCCAGCAGGTGGCACTACTGTTCGGATCCGCTGCCTGCATCGCCGTCGTCGCCGTCGGCGGGCGGCACGTAGAACGGGTCAGCGGTGTTGTCGACGGCGGCCTGTTCAGCGGCTGCCGCGTCGGCCTCGGCCGGGGGCACGAGAGACAGCTGCGCCTCGTTCTCCTTCGATTCCTTGGCGACCTCGTCGTCGTCGGTGGCGGTCTGTGTCGCCGGTTCCCGCAGCGTGGTCTGTCGGCCGACGACGCACTCGCGGACAGCGAACGACGCCTCGAGGAACGTGCCGTCGGCGCCGAGTTTGCGGTGTGTGCCGTTGGTGCATTGCACGGTGCAGGTCATGACGAACACGTCACCGGCCTCGGGTGACAGTTCGTACAGGCTGGTCGGTGATCCGCTGAATCGGAACTTGACCATCGACCCGTCGGTGCCGGGGTCGGTGCCGTTGGCGTTGGTGACCTTCTGGCCCTTGATCTCGTCGGACATGTGTTCTCTCTCGGTGGTTACTTGCTCGCGGCGATCGCCTCGAGCACCTGCGACGCCTCAGCGTCGTCGAGGTCTGCGGGCACCTTCGGTGCGTCGGGGTCGCCGAGGGCCTGCTGTAGCCATCCTGCGACGTTGTCGGCGTCGTTGACGCCCATCTCGGCGAGTTGGTGCGCGACGAGTTCCTGCCGGGTGAGGGTCTGCTCGGCGCCCTCGGCCGGCGGCGGGGTGTCGTCGCCGGTCTCGTTGTCCACAGGGTGTGCACTGGTTGTGGATGAGTCCGGTTCGTCGACGGTGAACTCGCCCTCGACCACGTTCGGGTGGTCGATCGCTGCGGCGGTGCGGTCGGCGCGTACGGCGCCGTCGTTCTCGATCGCGCGCATCACCTCGGGCGACTTGGGCAGCGTCTTGGCGAGGCGGATGATCATGGTCTTGAGGGCCATCGAGTCGAAGTGGTCGCGCCACGGGCCGACGATCTGCTGCGACCGGTTACGGGGTGCGTGCCGGTCGCGGTGCTTCTCCATGTCGGCGACCGACACAGGGTCGGTCATCTGGTAGCCGCCACTCTTCATGCGGGCGATCGCGTAGTAGCCGACGGGGGCGCCGCGGTCGGCCCATCCGGTGGGCGGCCGGTGGATCAGTTTGTCCTCGCCGAGTCCGTACTCGAGCAGCCACTCGTCGTTTTCGTAGACGACGCGGGCGGCGACGGTCTCGACCATGTCGCTGCGGTAGATCAGCTCGAGCAGACCCTGATAGCCGATGATGAGCTGCGCCTTGTGGCCGCGCGCCTTGCTGTCCCAGTACGGCAGCAGCCACGCCTGCCCGAGCACGCCGACGCGCAGCCCGAGCTGCGCGCAGGTCATCAGCCCGCCGAGCACGGTCGCCTCGTCGCACTTCGCGAGATCCTTGACCACGCGGAGCGCGGTCTGCGCGTCGCGGACGAGCTGCACGGCCTCGGTGCCTTTCGGCATGGCCCGCTGGAGTTCGGTCTGCATCGACGCGATCTGCTTGGACAGCGACGGCGGTGCGTCCTGCTGCTGTTGCACGTTGCCGGTGGCGCGTGCCTTGAGGTCCCTACCCATTGAGTTGTCCCTTTCCTGTGATGGCGGTGTGCCAGTCGTTGAACGTGTCCTCGACGGCGTCGTCGAGGTCGGGTCGTAGTCCGCTGTTGACGGTCTCGAGTGCGGTCGCTGCGGCTTGAGCGAGGGTGGCGTGCACCTGTGCGTCGACGCGGCAGCGGCGTGCCTTGCGGTCGGCCTCGCGGGCCTCGCGATCGTGCTCGCTGCGCGATCGATGGTCGCCGGTCTGGAATGCGACCAGGTCGCCCCGGCGGCGGCATTCGTCGGCGTCGTCGTCCCACCGTTTCGCGAACCTGAGCAGCTGCTCGGCCTTGGCGTAGTGCTCTGGCCCGGTCACTGCGGGTCGTTCTTCCGCGGGCCGCGCACGACGCGGGCCTGGCAGCGCCGGTACTCGTCGGGGTGCTCGCGCTTGAGGGCGTCGACGTCGAGCACCTCGATTTTCTTTTGGGTGACGTCGGCGATGTCGGGGTAGAGCTCGACGAACTTGGTCTTGGCGAACGTGCCGAGGCCGACCCGGGCGATGACCTTGTGATCGGGCCGTTTGGCTTGCGCGTCGTAGTCGGCGAGATCCATGTCGGGGTGCGACACGGTCGTCGATTCGGCGATCACGTCGTGCCCGTCGGCGATGCGGGCGAGGTTGTTGCGGGCCTCGGCCTTGGTGGCCTTGGCCGCTTTCTCGGCCTCACCGGCCTCGTCATAGCGACGTTTCCACTCGCGGGCTGCGGCGGCCTGTTCGGCGTCGAGTACGAGCACCTCGGCGTCGCGTTTCGGTGCGGCCCCGACGATGGTCGCCATGCTGTCGCGGGCGGTGAGTGGCGGCTCGAGGGCGCGCAGTTCGGCCTCGAGGTCGTCGTCGATGTACTCGACACCGGCGATGAGTTCGCGGTACTTCGCGATGCGCTGCCACATCGCCGCCTCGGTGCTGATGATGTGGTGTATCAGTTCCTCGTCGCGGTCGACGCGGCGCCACACGATTTGCCGGCCGCCGACCATGCCGCCGACGTACCCGTACGGGGCGTTGAGCACGGCCATCGAGTGCAGGATCTGCAGCTCGGCGTGGTCGGGGATCTGGTCGACCCAATCCTCGAGGAGGTACTCGCTGGTGTTCTTCGCCTCGAACGGGATCGGCCCGTCGTCGGTGGTGTACGCGGCGTCGAGGTTGGTGCGCTGCCACGGCCGCACCCGGGACACCATGCCGGGCAGCCCGCGCACGTAGTCGACGCCGAGGCGACGCGCGACCATGCGGACGATCGCGCCCTCGACTTCGCGGCCGATCTCCATCTGTTCGCTGTCGCCGAGGTCGAGGGGCAGCTGCCCGGTCTTGTCCATGAACACGTGCCACGGGGTGGCGTCGTCCCACTTGTTCATGCCGAGCGTCGCCGAGCAGTCACTTGAGCCGATGCCGTCGCGGCGTTGCTCGAGCCACGCGATCATGCCGGCGGTGGTCGAGGTGTCGTACAGGGGTAGCAGGTCGACGGCGTCGGCCCATGGGTTGTAGGGCAGGTGGTGGTTGGTCATCGGCGTGTCTTTCGGTGGCGGTCGCGGGCGGGGCAGTTGACGAAGTGCGGCAGGTACAGGTGCTCGCCGTCGGCGCGGGCGGCTGCGGCGTTCTTGTCGCCGAGCGCCTGCACGTGCATCTTCGGGCCCTCGCGGCGCAGCACGCGGACGTTGCCCTTCGTCAGGTTGGGGTGTTCGTCGAGGGGCATGTTCTTGCCGTTGGCGGTGATGCCGAACACGATGCGCTCACCGCACGAGCTGCACGACGCCATCACTTGTCCTCGGCGAGCGGGGCGGGGATGCGTTCGCGCTTGAGGTAGTACGCCCACGCGTACCGATGCTTGCGCGCGAACTCATCAAGTCGATTGTGGTCGACGCCGACCTCGTCGTGCATCAGGTCGAGATACTGCTGATAGAGCTTGCGGCCGCGGTCGTACCGTTCCTGCGACGACGCGACCTGTCGGGCGCCCTCGTCGTCGGTGAACGGCTGCCGTGCGCTGATGACGCCGACGCCGTTGCTGTCGTCGACCATGACGGCAGGGCGCTCGCCATCGCCCGCGTCGTTGCGCAGCACGTCGAGCAGGGTGCCGAGCGCGGCCAGCGCGCCGGGAACGCGGGCGATACGGCCAAGGTCGTGCACGGACAGCACGGTGTACGCGAGGTCACCGTCGTGGGTCGAGTCCAGTAGGTCGTCGACCGACTCGGGCCGGTAGTTGGTGGGTGCGGTGGGCATGGTGAGCGCCTTCTGTCGGTGGGTGTGGAACGACCCCGACGCTACCACGAAAACTTGTTCATGCGTGTACACGCACGCCCATGCGTGTCTACCTACAGGGCGAGCATCCATGCCCGGGCGCGCGCCATCAGCGACCCGCCCGGCGCCGCCCTCGTGTACGCCTGCACGTGCTCGCGGCCCGACCGGTAACCGTCGGCGTCGGCGACCGCCCGGTCGTACCGCGCCCACGTCGTCGGCAGCCACCACGGGCCGATGAGTTCGCCCAACTCGAGGCGTGTCTTACGGTCCCGCAGCAGCCGCGCGACGTCGGCCGGCCACGCCCGCAGGTCGCCGAGCGCCATACGCGGTGTCGTGATCGCGATGATGCGCAGCGGCGACAACTTGGGGCAGCAGCAGATGACGTCGCGCGGGTTGATCACCCACCGCACCGGCACATCAGCACGGATGGTGCGGGCGCCGGCGATGCCGAAGTCGCCGCCGGTGCCCGGATAGTTGGGGTCGGCGACGAGGATGACGCCGTCGATCACGGTGCCGAGCCGGTTCGCGAGGTCACCGGCGAGTGCGGCGCCGCCCGAGTATCCGGCGAGGATGATGCGGGCGCGAGGGTGAGCGGCCCGGATCTCGCGTACCGTCTGCTCGCCGAGCTTCATGCCCGAGGCGAGGGACTGCGCGTAGCTGCTGGTCTGCCCGTACGACGCCGACCACGGCACCTCGACGCGCATCCACCCGGGCGGCAGCGGGTAGGCCAGGTGGTCGAGCATGTTGCCGGTGAGGCGTTCGTTGATCCCGCGGAACGTCACGATGTAGTCGGTCATTCAGCACCTCGGGTCGGGGTAGGGGTTGGCGCGGCGGCGCTCGGTCGCCTGTTCGTACGCCTCGACGTAGCGGATTCGGGCGTCGACCTCGGCCTGCCGCTCACGTGGGTTGTCGACCGGCCCGAGTGCGGCGAGTTCCCGCTCGAGCTGCGACCACAGCTCGGACTGCTCGACGGCGGCATCGCCGCGTTCCTGGATGACGCGCCGAAACTCTTCGTTGCAATCGGACTGGCGTGCGGTGAACGTCACGAAGTGAGTGAGCGCGAGCACGCCGACGACGATGAGGACTCCCCCGATCACTCGTCGCGCGACGTTGCGTTCGGGCTTGACGGTCGGCACCCGCACCTCGACGCCGTGCACGGTGGCGTTGCGCCACGTCACCCCGAGCCCGATCGCGAGTCCGATCGCCCCATAAATCAGCGCCTTGAATGCCTCGATGCCGAGCTCGATAGCCGTCATGATCTACCCCCCGTAAACCTGTCTTTGAAATTGCCCGCGAACAGGAAACCGGCGACGATCAGCATCAGCGCGTCGACCGACGGCGCGAGGGTCCGATCGGGCCAGATGATGCGCACGGCGAAACTGGCCGCCCACACCACGAGGATCGTGATCGCGACGAGGTTGATCAGCCACGTCGGCGGCACGCGGTGCGGATGCTGGTCGCCGGTGGTGTCCGGTGTCTGTTCGGGCTGTTCCTGCTGCTCGGGCAGATCCGGCGGGTTGGTCTCGCTCACCGGCGCACCTTTCGGCCCCGCCCCACGATGGGCGGACAATGGACATCGGACACCACACGGCTTACCTGGTCAGGCTCGGCGTGTGCTTGGACACTCCGAGGTTCATCGACGCGACCGACGTCAGCAGCGACACCAGCGCGAGGGTGCCGGCCAGGCCAGCGGCCTGCCCCCACGGCACATCAGCGAGGGTCACGGTGTGGGTCGGGTCGACGACGGGGATGGCGCCGGCCAGCGATGCGAGGAACGTGCGCGCGGCCCGGGCGAGGGCGTCGATGTACGGATTCTCGGGGGTCCACGCCGTCTGCACGAGCACGAGCAGCACGGTGCCGATCGTCGCGATGAGCGCGCCCTGCAGCGCCACGGTCCACGGCACGTCGAGCACCGACACCGCCGCCCCCGCGCCGAGGTAGACGAGCAGCGTCTGCGCGAACGTCTTGACGGCCTTGTCGACGAGGTCGGCGGCGACGCCGACGACGGTCACCGGGGTGTTGGCGGCGATGAGTTCACCCTCGAGTACCTGCTCGGGTGCGGCGTGGTTGCCGTAGTTGTCTGCGGTCATGGTTCTGATCCTCTCTATGCGGCGACGATGACGACGCCGGTCGGTGTGTACACGAGCGAACTGCCCGTGAAGTCTTGCCGGATGCAACCCTCACCCATCGCGGGGAACGGGTACTCATCGGACTTGGGCCAGCCGAGCGGCCCCTGCTCCCAATCCTGCGCGGCGTACGCCTTGCCGATCAGCCCGTGCATCCGGTAGCCCTCGACCGGTCCGCCGACCGGGGTCATCAGGGTGCCGCCCTGGAATGCCTGCACGCCGCCGGTCACACCGCCCGCGGTGACGACCTCGTGCCGCATGACCGGGAACCCGAGCGCGCCGCCCTCGAACCCGCGGGCCTTGTACGCCTCGAACAGCCCGCCGTGGGGGATGGCGTACGCGGCGTTCGCGCCGAGCCGCCAGTACACGTGCGCGTTCTCGTAGCGGACGAACGCGCCGAGCTTGGTGCCCTTCGGTGCGATCACGTTCTCACCGGCCACGCCGGACGGGTCGAGTCGCTTACCGATCCACGACGCGGCGACGCGGGCCTCGGCGTCGATCAGGTTCGGAGCGGCCGCTGCTGGGCGCATGAACGTGAGCACGCGGCGCACGAACTCGTCCATGGGGAAGTTGACGCCCGGGTCGGTGTGCCCGCCGCCGCGACGGCCGAACGACACGTGCCCGCAGATACCCGGCTCGGGCGGCCAGTTGTTGTCGGCGTAGCGCAGCGACCCGACCGCCTTGGCGGGGAAACCGAACTGCTGACACGCGGCGGCCATGGCCTTGGCGCCACGCCACATCATCGCGTCCTCGTTGAGTCCGTCGGATGCGTCGGCCGACAGCCACCGGCCGCGCGACCACTCGGCGAACGAACCGGCGAAGCACAGGTGAAACGCGACGTTGTTCGCGTCGGCCGCCGACCACGATCCCTCGCCGACGGGCACGTTCTCGACGGTGAACTGGTCGTCAACGCAGATGTTGTATCCGACCTGCGCGCCGTTGCAGTACTTCGCGAGTGCGATCGCGTCGCCGGTGCCGCCCTGCTGGGTGTGCACGGCGCCGTTGCGGGTGCTCGAGCGCGGCCCGTTGCTGTTGCCGATGCCGACGCTGTTCGGGTTGTAGCCGTGGATTCGGTGTGTGATGCCGTAGTCGGGTGCCACTGTGGGTGCCTCCGGGGTGTCGTCGGTGATGGTGTCGTACAAGGCGACGGCCTCGGCGAACCGTTGGTCGTAGCGGTCGGGGAACGCCGAGCCTTGGACGTCCTGTGCGAACTTGCCGGGGCTGCGCCCGGCGAACTCGTAGTCGATGCGGGTGAGGCGATCGAAGAACAGCCGCGCCGACGCCTCGATGTTCATGCACGTGGCGGCGTCGCCCCACCACCACGCGTTGCCGTTGCCGCGCCGAACCTGCTGTTGGAAGACGCCGACGCTGTATCCGTCCGAGCCGACGCCGTCGTTCGGGATCTTGAGGGACTCGGGCACCTTGCTGTTGGCGAGGTTGCGGAGCAGCAGTCGCCCGGCGGGATCGTTGATGCCCGTTTCGACGATCAGCGTGGTGAACGCGATCTTGATGCCTCGAGGCGTGATGCCCATGGCGGTGCCGACGGCCGCGACGCGGCGCGCGTAGTCGAGGGTGCGCGGGGCAAACGACATGGCAGGGGGATCCGTTCGGTGGTCGGGTGTCCGGCCCCTAGCCAGCGACGATCTACACGCCAGAGTAACCCGCGCCGGTCACGATCATGCGCACCGCGATCAGGTCGTCAGCCACACCGCGATGGTGGTGTAGCTGCCGCCAGTGGGGTTGGTGATCTCGATCGGCGGCACCGGTTTGTCGGCGACGACCATCGCGTTACCCGATGTGCGGCGGTACAGCTGCCTGATGTTGCCGTTCGACACGACCGACCCGACGTCGCCGGACGACAGTCCGATGTCGAACCCTGCGACCGCGAGCCCGCCGGTACCGGACGGACTCGCCGACTGTGTGGTGCCCGACCCGCTGCCGAGCACCCCGCCGGTCACGGTGGTCACACCGGTGTAGGACAGCACCGACACGATGTGCGCGCTCGAGCCGGACCGGTCGACCTGCACGTTCCGGACGCCGGCGGCGAGTCCGGTCGCGTAGTACATCGCCGCGTTCGCTGTCTTGCCGACGAGAGTCATCGGGGTGCCGTCGATGCGGGCCGCGTTGGTGACGTTGCCGGCGACGAACACGATGATCGTTGCGCCCGCCCCGACGGTCAGATTTGTGTTGGTGGTCGACGATCCCTCGAGCACTGTCGAGTTGTCGAACGCGACGTTGTTCGCCTGGTACTTGCGCTGCGTCCGGTACCGCGCGTTCGGCAGCACCATCACATATCGCCCGACACGAGCCACAGGTTGGCGCCGCGCTTACGCAGCACGACCGCCGAGTACTGCGCGCGGGTGGTCGGGGTGACCGGCGCCTGCACGGTGACGCCCGAGGCGCCGACGATCGTGACCTTGCCCGCCCCGATCTGATTGACCTCGATGACGGTGCCGATGGGGAATGCGACCGCGGCGTCGGTGGGGATCGTGAGGTTGACCGCGCCCGCCGAGTTCACCTCGATCGCCTTGTTCGCGTCGGCCGCGACGAGCGTGTACGCACCGGTCTGCGCGTTGACGGTGATGCGCTGCGCCGCCCCGATCGATGCGTCGATCATGCCTTGGATACCGGGCACGACGTCGGCGCCGAGTTTCGGGATCGTCACCGACGCGTCGGCGAGTTTGCCAGTGGTCACCGACAGGTCGGTCGGGGTGCGGGCATCGGACAGACGTGCGTCATTGCCCTGCGCGGCGGTGCCCGCGGCGGTGCCGTACTGCACCGACAGCGTCCGGTTGGCGGTCAGGTCGCCGCCGCCGGACAGCCCGGTACCAGCCGACACGGTGCGCGTGTTCGGCACGGCGTTGACGATGCGTGAGTCGTTGCCTGCAGCGACCTGCGTCGAGCCGGTGCCGACGGGTAGCCGGGCGACGTCGAGGGTGCCCGAGGCGATGTCGGCGGCGGCATGGCTGTGCACGGTCGCCGCCTTGCCGGACAGCCCGGTGTCGAGCTGCCCCTTGCTTGCGGCGTGCCCGGCGGCGGTCGCGTCACCGACCGCGACGGTGCCGCCTGTGCCGCGCAGCGCCAGCGTGGTGGCGGTCGCCGCCGAGGTGACCGGCCACGTGCCTTGCACCCCGCCGGTCTTGGTGCCGTACGCGACGTTCGCGGTGGCGACCTCGTCGACCTTGCCGTCGAGCGCTGCCGCGACGGCGTTGCTGATCGGCTTATCGATGTCGGCGGTGTTGTCGACGTTGCCGAGTCCAACGTCGGCCTTGCCGAGGATCACGATGCCCGTGTACCCGTTGACACTCGAGACCGGCGAGTCTGGCACCACGAACAGCGACCACGAATCCTCAAGCGACGGCGATCCCGGCCCGAGAATGTATGTGCCGCGACCGGGGTTGCCGGTCTGGATCGCCACGTCGCCCTCTTGCACGTCGGTGAGCGCGAGCCGCGCCGCAGTGTTCGCGACGACGCGCCGCTCAACGAGGGCCTGCGCCGGTATCTGCGAGACCGGCACCTTGCCGCCGACGAGGTCGGCCTTGCCCGCGAGACCGGGCACGGTCGGGGCGTCCCACGTGCCGCCGAGATCGCCAGTCAGGCGTATGCCGCCCTTGACGGTGTCGGTGGCGTTCGGGATGCCCGAGGTGACGACGTCGGCAGCCTCGGCCGCGCTCGCCGCCGCAGCAGTCGCCGAGTCCTGCGCGTCGTCGGCCGAGGTCGCCGCCGCTGCCGCTGAGTTGCCCGCTGTGGTCGCGGAACCTTGCGCCGCTGTCTGTGCTGCAACCGCCGCCACACGCGCGGCGTCGGCGTCATCAGCGGCGGCATCGGCCTGCGTCGCCGACGTCGCGGCCGCGCCCGCCGAGTTCGCGGCGTTCGTCTCGGACGTGTCGGCGTTCGCCTCGCTCAACGCGGCAGCGTCGGCACTGTTGTCTGCGGCGGTCGCCGCTGTTGTCGCGATGTCCCGGGCAGCCTCGGCGCCGGTGCGCGCTGTCTGCGCCGCATCGCGGGCACCGACCGCCGTCGTCGCCGCAGTCCCGGCCGTCGACGCGGCAGCCTGCGCAGCATCACGCGCAGTGCCCGCCGCCGTCGCCGAACTCGAGGCGGCGGCCGCCGAGTCGATCGCCTGCTGAATCGCGGGGATCGTGACCGCGTCGGTACTGCCGTCGTTCATCAGGAACCGCAGCTGAGTGCCGACCACCGACACGCCACCCGGTTCGATGCCACGGCCCTGCGGCCCCGGCTCGCCCTGGATCGGCAGCCCGTCACCCTGCGCGGGGAACGTCGCCCCGTTCCACGAGTAGAGCAGCCCCTCGTCGACGACGAAGTACCCCGCGCCGCGATCGGCGCCGGTGAGGTCGGTCGGCAGGTCGTCGTACGTGGCGACGCTGTCGGTGTAGTTGATGCCCTGCCCGTCGCGCCCGGGCACCACCCACGCGGTGAACGGCGCCTTACGCGGCCCCGCCATCACCCGCGGCGCGTGGCGAGTGATGGTGATCGTCGACGGCCCGGTCACTGCCACACCACCATGCCGACGGTCTTGACGTCCGGTTCGGTGTCCGGCGGCACGACCATGCGGATGCGCACCGGCGTGCCGTCGCGGAGCGTGTTGCGTACCGCCGACACCTGCGCGACCGTGCGCTGCACCCGGGCCACGTTGCCGTTGATGGTCGCCGTCCACGTCGCCAGCGGCGACAGCGGGTCAGGCCCGAACACGAACTCGAGCGTCGTGCCGACCGGCGGCGCCCACGGATCGCCGTCGGCCTCGCGCAGCTCGATCTGCTGGTCGAAGATGCCGCCGAGTTTCAGATAGACGTTTTCCTCGGATGCGGGGTCGCCGAGTGCGCATGTCATGGGCCTGATCCTCTCACTGTGCCGACAGGTTCTCGCCGATCAGCGTGTTCAACTGGTCGGCCGCCGCCGCCCAATCGCCGCCCCACTGGTCGAACCACGCCTGATCCCACGGCATCAGGTACACGCGGCGGGCGCCCTCGATCATCCGTTTGGTGATCATCACCTTGCCGTCGTTGGTGAGCCACCAGTACCCGGCGCCGGCGTCGTGGAACGCGGCGACGTCGTCGGCGGTCACGTACACGGGCTGCTCGTCCTCGAGCTGCTCGTCGTCTGCTGGTGTGGTCATGCTGCGGGCACCGCCTCAACTTGGATGGCACCCCACGGGATGCAATCGTTTCGCCGGTCGAGCGACGACAGCGCCACCGACGACGGGATCGACCCGTGGTTACCGGGTGTCCGGAAGTACCAGCCGTTGAGCAGCTGCCCGGGCCGGGCGGTCTGATTGCTCGGCTGCGGCTTGCACGCGAACGACCTCGTGTCCTGCGCGATACCGGGCGCGATCTGCTGGTGAGCCATGAACAGGATCTGCCCGGGCGTCACTAGCGGCGACGCGAGCGCCATGTCGACGCCGACCTCCTGCAACGACGTCGTGTTCGCGACGCCATCCTTGATATTGCCGCTGTCCCACACCTTTTCGATGTTGCCGTTCGCGGGGTTGTAGATACACAGCGCCATGTAATAGGCGTCGACACCGAACAGGCTGGTGTCGTTGCCGACCTTCCACCGCAGCCGTTTCGCGTTGCCCCGGCGGTCGACGATGATCGGCGTGTAGTCGACCGGCGCCACCGACTGGAACGTCACCCGCGCCGGTTTGTACTTCGCCGGCACGAGGTCAATGCTGACGTTGATGTTCGGGGTGGCTTGGCTCGTCGACCCGGTGACGTTGCCCGTCGACGTGTTCGCCGACAACGATCCCGACCCGTGCGAGTGGCCGCCACCCGACGTCGACACGACATAGGTGGTCAGGTCGTCACGCGAGCACGACGCCATGTCGTCGATGTCGGCGACATAGGACGGGGTGACCGGCGTCGCCGGTGCGACCGACTCGAGGTCGGCGATCGCGTCCTCGATGTCGGCGAGCTGCCCGCCGAGGTTGTCGAAGAAATCGGCGAGGTCGCCGAGCCCGCCGGTGAGCAGCCCCGTGATCGCCGACACGATGTTTGTCACCGCCGAGGTGACCGCGGCGGGCACGTTGAGGAACCCGCCCAGCAGGTTGTTGAGCAGCTGATCGCGCACCTGCTCAAGCTCGTCGCGCATGTCCTGGTTCTGCTGCTGTCCGAGCGCATCGGGGTCGACGTCTTGCAGCTGGTAGATCGTCGACGCGGTGTAGCCGCGCTGCGGAACAATCGGGGGACTACCCGGCGAGGTCATTGCTCATCACCACCTGAGTCGCTGCGGCGCCGACGTCGACGCTCGAGCCGGTCGGTGTCGCCGAGCTGGTCGGCGTTGCGGTCCTTCCAATCGCCCCACTCGGGCGGCGTCGCGCGCGCATCGTTGCCGGGTATGTCCATCTGCCGAGCGCGTTCCTTGTCGATCATCACCTGTTCGATGCGCCGCTGCTGCTCGGCGAGCCGCGCCTGATACGTGGCGAGCTGCTCGTCGTCCATGTCCTCAGGGTTGAGCAGCTCGACCGGCCCGGCCTCGTCCATGACCGCTTGCGCGTCGGCGCGCACCTGCTCGGCGTCGATCGCCCACGACAGCCAGAACTGCCCGCCACCGCCCATCGGCAGGTCATCGCCGGTGGGATTGGCGAGCCGGTACTTGCTCGCCTCGATGACGATCGGCACGCCACGTTCGTTCACGACCGGGTCGCCGTTGTCGTCGACGAGGTGCGCCCGACGGCCGGGCGGCAGCGGCGCCGGCAGCCCGGGGTACAGGTTCTCGAACACGTGGATGCACGCGGCCTGTTTCATCTCGGTAGGCCAGTTGATCGGCGGTATCTCGACGCCAGGCATGTCGGGTGCGGCGAGCGGGATCGCGGTGAACGTGTCGAGCATCGGATGCCTGCGGTCGAGCGCGAGCACGACACCATTGTCGTCGCGAATCAGTCCGCGCCGCCGCTGATTCCCTCGTCGAGCCATGTCGTTCCTTCCATCGGTGGGTGGTCGTCACCAGTATCTACGCCGACACACCGATCGCCTGCATGATGTCCTTTACGGCCGCGATCTGCCGCGACAGAATCGCGCCGGGGGTGTCCTCGACGACGCCGTCACCGATCGTGATGGTGTCCTTGGGATCCTGGGTGCGGTTCCACTCGGTGTCGATGTTGTACACGTAGTCGGTGTGCAACCGGCCGGTGCGCCCGATCTCGGCATTGACGCGGTCACCGATGTCGAAGTGCGCGCCCGGGTAGTACGGCCGCCCGGGCATGACGGTGACCTCGAATACCCGGTACGCGCGTGACCGGAAGAACCCGACACGCACCGCCTGGATCGCCGAGATCAGCGACCCGTTACCGCCCGACGCTTCCCAGTACTCGCCGAACGGCGGCCCCCACGCACCCATTTTCGCGACCCGCGGGGGGTTGGGTATTCGGTGGAACGCCAGCACGACGTCGGTGACTTGGTCCTCGAATATGCCGAGGCCCAGCGCGGGGTTGCCGATCAGCATTCCGAGGTAACCCAGCGCCGCGTTGAGTAGCAGCTTGATGCCGGCGTTGACCCACTCCGGGGATTTGCCGCCGGTCACCACACTCGAGGCGGTCGCCTTGTTCGTGATCTGCCGATACGTTTCGACGCTGCCCTGCCCGAACGTGCTGCGCGCGTTGCGGAACGTCACCCACGGGCTGGTGCGGGTCGTACCGAGGAACCCTGCCACCGAGTACTCGGGCGAGTCGACCGGCGCGACCTCGGTCACCACCTCGTTGATCAGGTCGTCGGCGACCGTCGACACGAGCTGTGCGAGCCCGTCGAGCAGGGTGCCGGTCGGCCCGACATAGCCGCTCTTGTTCTTGACGTCGAACACGAGCGTCGGCTTGGTGAGGGTGTAGTGCGACGGCGCCGGCTGCGGCATACCCGGGAACCACCGATAGCAGTCGAGGTGCAGCCCAGCGTCTTTCAACGTTGGTAGCACGACGTCGTAGAAGTTGCCGAACCTCGTCGCGAGGACACACCACATCGATGTGTCGGTGAGGAACGGTTTGGGCACAACAACTATCGGCCAGTTCGCGGGGTTGAAGTTCGCGAGCCACGACGCCGGGTCGAACAGGTTGTCAGAGAACGTCCACGGCAGCGCGAACCGGCGCAGCAGGTTGAGGAACAGCAGCGAGGTGATACCGGTCTGCGCGGGGCCACCGTACGCCCAGATTTTCGGCCACTGGAACTCTGCGGGGAAGAACGGATTAGCGAAGCACACAACCTTTTTCGCGTGCTCGAACTCGTGCACGATCTTCAGTTCGATGTACTCGAACCCGTCCGAGTTGCATTCGTCGATGACCTTCGTCACCTTGCCGGTCCACTCGTAGAACGCGAACTGGATCCGGACGTGCAGATCCTCCCACTCGCCGAGTTCGTCGATCACGAAGTCGTACACGCTGTCGTTGCCGAAGATGCGCAGGTTGCCCTCGCCGGTGTCGTTCAGTTTCCGGCCGACCTTGCACGCTGTCTCGTTGAACACCGGTATGTTCGCGTCCCAGTTCTTGTCGTACACAATGACGTTCGGGCGCTTGCGGGCTGACATCGTCCAGTCCATGAACGACATCTCGAGGTCGCGGCGCGCCTCGGTGGGCGTCATCAGCGGCGGCATCAGTGACTCACCGCCTGCGCGACGAGCGGCAGCTGCCCGCCGATCGGACGATCCCAGCGGCGCGGGATCGTGAGCATCATCCGCGACCCGGCGTGCCCGCCCTGTAGTCGCACCTTGACCGTGCGCGTATCAGGGGTGTTCGGGAACAACGGCTTGGTGAACACGCCGTTGCCCTTCATCGACATACGCGCCCAATCCTGCGCGGGTACCTTCGTCCAGAGTTGCGGCTTGGTCGGATTCGTTTGCAGCCAGAACGTTTTCGCCGCACCGGACAGCGGCGGGATCTTGATCAACGTCCCCGAGTCGCCATCCGGAAACGACCACGTCTCGGTGGCTGCGGTCAGCTCGCCCGAGTTCCATTCGGCCCACCCGAACTGATCTGTCGGATTCGACCACGGCACGTCGATCTCGTAGATACCGCCACCGACCGGCGTCATGTACGGCAGCCCCGCGCCCTGATTGTCGCGGGTGAACTCGAACGTGTACGGCGCCGAGAACCAGAACGGATCCCACGCGAGCAGCTCGACCGGCCACGCCATCGTGAGCCTGCGGCCGTGCACCTCCTCGGTGTCGTCGACCGGCTCCTTGAGTAGCCTGATCCGCAGCTCACGCCACCCGTGCGGCGGCGGGAAGTACAGCCGCAGAAAACAGTCGTAGTCGGTGTGCAGCACCGACCACAGCAGGGTTTCGATGTTGCGGTACTCGTCGAACGTCTTGGCGTAGGTGATGAGCGTCGCCTTGGGGCGGCGTTCGTTCTTACGCGGCATCGCCGACGGCGTCGCGCCCTCCTGATACGCCCACTGCTCGAGCGGCGTCTCGGTCGGCACCTTCCACAGACCCGACAGTTTCGACCCGAGCGTCACGCCCTGCGGGCCGCGCGGCGTCTCGGCCGACAGAATGTCGATCTTGTACAGGTCGGTATGCCCGTACCGATCCCGCAGGATCAGCGACGCCGCGCGCCGTTCGTCGTGAACACCAGCGATCATGTCAGCCCTGCCTGTACGTCTCGGTGACCGCGGTCATGCCCTCGAGCATCTTGTCGCGATTGTCCTTGCCGCTGGTGCCGTAGTTGTTCACGGTGTCAGCGTATTTGACCGTCGCCGGTGCGGGCTTAGGCTGCGAGTCGAGGTACTTGATGAGTCCGTCGACTGCCTGCTTGAACAGGGCGTCAGCGCCGATCGGGGCGAGCAACCCGCCCACCTCTTCGTTGATCGCGCCGAGCGCCCAATCGCGCGCCTGCTTCCCGAAGTCCTGTTCACGCGCCCACGTATCCGCCCGAGCCTTCCCGAACGGCATCGACGATGAGCCGCTACCCGCCGTGGTCCCGGCGCCCGGGGTCGTCGACGGTGCCGCAGCGGGCGGCGGTGCCGGTGTCGTCGGCGGGGTCCCACCGCCGAGGTCCGGCGGCGGTGTCGCGGTCGTCGACGTCGTCGTCGTGGTGGTCGTCGACGACGGCGCCGGTGCAGCAGGTTTCGGCGCCTTGGCTGCGGCCGCGTCAGCGATGCGACGCGCCTCGGCCTGCTGCGACTGGATCTCGGTCAGGTATGCCTGCCGTCCACCCGAGTACGCCGACTCAGCCGACGAGATCCCCGGCGCCTGTTGCAGCCAAAATATGTTCTTCCACATGTCCTTTGACGCGCCCGGACCCTTGCGTTTGGTATCCATGCGGTCGAAGAACGCGGCGATGTTCTTGTTCGGGTCGTCGCGGCCCGGGTAGCTGGTGTCCTGCTGATAGATACCGTGCCACGCCCCACCGCCGCCGATCGCGTCCGGGCGCAGCCCCGACTCCTGCAACCCGGTTGAGATCAGTTTCACGGCGTCCTCGTGCGAGTAGCCGCGCTTGCGGGCCTCCCAGTAGATCGCCTCGCCGACCTCTTGCTTGCTCGACCCGCGGGTGAGCTTGCCGATACCCGCACCCGCCGGTACCGCCGACCCGCCAGCGGGCGCGGCAGCTGCGGGCGCCCCGCCGCCGAGACCCGCGTCGACACCCATCGGCGCGGCGCCGAGCCCGCCGCCACCGCCACCGATCGTCGCCGGCCAGTTCTCGACCCACACCGGCACGACGTTGGCCTTGGACGCCTCGTCAGCACTGTTGAACTTGGACCCGCCGCCTGAGTTGCCCCACGACGAGCTGCCGCCCGACGAGCTGCCGATACCCGAGCCGATCGGCGTGCTGCTCGAGCCTCCCGGGCTGCCACCGAGCGACGCGCCCGCAGCACCGCCGGGGGTGTCGTCGATGCCCTTCGTTCCCTGCGGTGTGCCGCCCAGCGAGTACGACTGCCGGGTGTGCACGTGATCCTGATGCCCCGACCAGTCGGCCGCGTAGTAGCCGGGCTGCGAGGTGCCCGGCCCGACGAGCTGCCCATCGGCCACACCGATGCGCTCGCCGGTGTTCGGATTCATCCAGATGACCTGCTCGAGGTCACCCTTGATCGACCGGAAATACTCGGCGAGACGTTGCATCGCCGGCACCGGCCCCGACCAGTCGATGCCCTTGTTCTTCCCGGACTTCTCCTGATGCCCGGCATAGGTCGACGCCTTGACCCCGAACCGCTGCTCGATCTCACGCACCCACGGCGGGAACCGATCGGACTGGCCGTAGCTGATGTTCGTGCCGACGGGTAGCCCGTACGGTTCGCGCCCTGCGGCGAGACCGCCCTCGGCGAACCCGGGCACCATCGCCTCGAACAGGCCGCGCGGTGGCTGCCATCCACCACGGATCGCCTCGAGCAGCGGCAGCGTCGCGGGGGTGACCGCTGCGGCCGGTTCGATGAACTCGCCGTTGGATATGCGGGCGAGGATGCTGTCACTCGTGCCGGTGCCCGGGCCGTGCACGCGGCCGCCGGTGCGCATCAGCGGAATGTCGGGCACGTCGAATCCCTTGCCGCCCAGCCCCGGCACCCAATCGGGCGCGCGGAACGACAGTTTTCCGACGGTGTTGTTCCACAGGTTGGCGATCGCGTTAAACACGGTGCGCGCCGATTCCCTGATCGGTTCCCAGATAGCCGACGCGAACTGCTTGATTTTGCCGGGCAGGTTGCGGAAGAAATCGACTACGGCGGTGAATTTTTCGACGACCCAATCACGCGCCTGCGTCACTTTCTCGTTGATGGTGCGCGCCAGATCGCCGAAGAATCCGCCGAGCACCTGTAGCCCGAGCTTGAACTCGGCGAACTTCTGCGAGATGAAACCCCATGCCGCAGAGATGATCCCCTTGATGGCGTCGAATGCGGGCATGACTGCGTTATTCCACAGCCACATCACAATCGAGCCGATCAGCTTGATGTATGCAACCCACGCCTGGAACGCGACCTTTATCACGGTCCACGCGAGCTGTATCGCACCGCCGATGAATCGGAATGCCGGGCCGATGGCGTTGTTCCACAACCACTGTGCGGTGGCGCCGAGCGCCCGGAAACCGGCTTCGATGTACGGATAGACCGCATCCCATGCGGCCTTAATCGCGTTCCACACAACCGAGAACGTCGCCTTAATCGAGTTCCAAATTTTGTCCCAGAGTTGGCGCCCCACTTCGGTTTTGGTGAAGAACAGGTACAGTCCGGCGGCGAGCGCGGCGATCGCGGTGATGATCGCGCCGATGGGCGACGCGATGAACGCGAGGTTGAGTAGCAGCCACGCGATGCGCACCGCGGCGATGATGGTCTGCACCATCTTGAAGACCTTGAATGCGCCGTACGCGACGAGCACGCCAGCGGCGAGCGCACCGATCGCGGTCGTAAACGGTTGCAGCATCTGCAATATGCCGAGCACGACGGGCATCACAGCGGTCAGCGCGTTCGCCAGCAGCACCACCACAGGCACGAGCACCTGTAGCGCGGCGCCGAGCATCCCGCCGAGCATCGACGCGAGCTGCGCGATGACCGGCCCGAGCGCGACGAACAGATCCGAGAGTGGTTGCACCGCAGGCATAAGCGCCTGCAAGATCGTGATCAGCGAGTTCCCGACGGTGACCAGGACCGGCCCGAGTGCCTGCGCGAGCGCACCGATGATCGGCCCGGCGAGCTGCACGAACGTCGCGATCAGCTGCCCGAGCACGGGCATGACCGGCCCGAGTGCCGACGCGATCGCCGATATGGCGGCGCCGAGCGGACCCATCGCGGGGGCGAGCGCGGCGATGCCCTGCCCGATGTTCGCGACCAGCTCGGACACCGCAGGCCCGATAGCGGTGATCAGTCCGGCGAGCGCGGGCGCGACCTGCCCGCCGATGATGCCGGCGACCTGCAGCAGGATCGGCATGACGACGCCCATGGCCTGCGCGGTCGACGCGAAGAACGACTGTAGGGCGCCCGCGCCCGGCCCGTTCACCCATGCGTTGATCGACTCGAGGCTGGTCATCAGCGACCCGAGGAACTGCCCGTCACCGGCCGCCGACGCGGCGCGGAACACGCCGCCGATGATGCCGCCGAGTTCGCCGAGGACCGCGCCGAGTTGCCGGGCGACGTCGACGGCGCGCTGGAAGAACGCCTGCATCTGTCCGGTTTCCTGCGCGCGCACGAGGAACTCGGACAGCGACCGCGCCGCACCGGCGATACCGTTGGTCATCGGCCCGAACACCTGCGCCGACCCCGCACCGATCGCGAGGATGCCGGGCACGATGTTGCCGAGCGCAGACCCGAAATTGCCTGCGATGTTTGAGGATTCGGCGAGGAACGTTTTGACGACGGTAGCGCCGCGCACCGAGTTGACGAAACCGAGCGCCGACTTGGCGCCCTCGTTGAACCCGTCGACGACGGTGAGCATCGCGTCGCGTACCGGCCCGAGCAGCTTCTGTAGCTGCTCGATCTGCGGGGCCAGTCCGGAGAACATGGCGTCTTGAACCTTGAGGCCCACAACGGATTTGAACTCTTTACCGAGCGACTGCATCGCGAGCACCGACTTCTGTGCCTGCGGCGACAGTTTCGCTAGCGCCTCGTTGAACTTCTCCGCATCGGCCGGGTCGAACGCCGACTTGAGTGCATCGCCGACACCGGCGAACGCTGTCTTGAGCGCGGCGACCGCGACGAGCATCGCGCCCATACCAGCGGCGAACGCGCCCGCACCGGCGACCGCAGCCGACGCGAGGGCAGCGCCGAGCGCAGCGACGACCGGCATCATCCCGCCGAGCGCGATCGTCGCCGCACCCGCAATGCTCGTCCACTTCGCGAACGTGCCCATCACACCGAGCACCGACCCGCCGAGCCCGCCGATCGACTTCGCTGCCCGCACCGCCGAGTTGGCATCGACATCGACACGCGTCGACGTCCGGCGCGGCAGCGACCGCAACAGCAGGTTGAGCCGCTCGACCTCGGCCATACCGTTCACGGTCACGTTGATGACCAGATTGACGTTGTCGCCGACCCGGTTGAGCCTGCGCAGAGCCGACGCCATCGCGGTCACGTCAGCGGTACTCGCACCGACCATCTGCACCGACACCAGCGCGTCGACGTTCCCGACCTGTTGCAGCCGGGTGAGGGCAGTCGTCAGGCGCCGTATGTCGGTCGGTTCCATGCCGGTGTGGGTGACCGCGATACGGATCGCGAGGTTCTTCGGGATCTCGTCGAGCGACTGCTTGATGCGGCTGGTCGCGGCGTCGGTCGCGGCCATCATCCGAGTGAGCGCGACCGCCCACGACTTCTGTACCGAGCTGCTGTGTCGGGCGGCGGCGGTGTCGATCTTGCCCATGGCCTTGGTGAACCCGGTCGCCATCCGGTCGAACGATTGCCGGGTCGCGACCTCGAGCTTGGCAAAGTTCTTCCGCACCTCGCGGGCGGCCTGTGCCGACGCCCGCTCGAGCCGGTCGCGCAGCTCGCCCTCGACGTTGTCCCAGTTGAGGGTTACGTCGACTGAGCTTTCGGCCCACTCACCGCCGCCTGCCGTCACCGCTGCCCGCCTATCGCTCGTCGCGCCGACAACGTGCCGGCCGATCAGTGCGGGGGCAGTCCGCGGGGATCGTTCGTATCAGGTGACAGGGTATCCGAGCTAGGCATCGTGATCGTTGCACCTCGCGACGCCTGCGCGGGGGCGTTGTTGCGTTTCATCTTCGCCATCCGCTCAGCCATCGAGTCCGTCGACGCCGACTCGATCGCGACGTCCTCACGCCGGTAGCGGCGGATCTCGCGCAGCGGCGGCGTCTCGACCTTGCGTGTCCACCGCTTGAGCTGCTCGTCGTCGCCGGTGTGCCACGACCGGATCAGCGCGTACACCGCGGTCGTCGCCCGCTGCATCGGCATCGACAGCACGTCGAGCCCGCGCAGCTGCATCTCACCATCGACGAGTGTCCATGACCCGTACGCCTGCTGCCACACCCGTTGCGCCACCCAGCGCGGCACACCGATGTGCGTCTCGAACAGCCGGTCAGCGATCGAATCGAGCACGGCGAGGGTGATCTGCGCGCCCGGCTCGACGATCGCCCGTATCAGCTGCCACGAGCTGTCGTCGTCGCACATCGCGAGCACCGAGTACAGCCCGCCTCGAGGGTCGCCCTCGTCGATCAGCAGCGGTATCACGAGGCTGCGGGTGTCGGGGATCCGCGTAGACAGAACCGCGCCGTCGAGAACGAATCCCGACGGCGCGTCTGTCCACGGCGGTGCGAGCGCCACCGGCTGCTACTTGCGGCGGGCGGCGGCACGCCGAGCAGCACGGTTCTGCTGCTCGGCCTTCTGGATCTCGGCGAACTTGGACGCCGCGAAGTCGTCGCCCCACATGCGCAGCACGGCGCCGACCACGTTGCCGTACAGGGCATCGTCGAAGTTGTTGGCCTTGTCAGTGACCCGCGACTGCAGGTACATGAGACCGCCGGCGTCGATCGACTGCTGCACGAGGGTGATCATCGCGTTCGTGCGGGTGCGCGGGTCGTCCGACAACAGCTGATTCATGTACAGCGTCATCGCGGAATCCGACGGCCGCTCGAGCCAGAACTTGTTTCCGTCCATCATGAACGCGACCCGCTCGAGTTCGCGATCCTCGCCGGTGTCGGTCGAGAACCGCAGTTCTTCGGGAATCGAATCGATGTCGACGTCGCTCGCCGAGGACAGTTCGGCGGCCGGGCTGCGGCTGTCCTCCTGCCGCAGCTTGTGTAGGTCGCGCATATCGACGCGCGTCATGCCGGTCGTGTCGATCTCGGGGTACTGCTCGGCCATGAACTTGCGCCACGTCGCAACCGATGCGGTGGCCTTGGGTGCTGCTGCCATGATGGGTGACCTTTCGAGGTTCGCTGCACGTCGGGGTGGTTTCCCACTGGTCAGCGTAGACGGTCGACGCGGCCCATCACTTCAACGAGCGCATCAACGAGGAACGGATTCGGTTTCACGCCCTTGACCGACTTGGCGAACACCCACGGCGCGTCACGCCCGCGGCGGCGGCCGCTCGACCCCTTGACTTGGAACTTGAGCACCTCGCGGGTCACCGGCACGATCGGCGTGCCCTGCGGCCCGTAGATACCAGTGCCCTCGTGCAGGTACCGCGCATAGGGCAGCGCCGACCCGATCGTCACCCGCGTCGAGTTCGGCCCGACGTCGACGACGTACTCGATCGAATTGCGCAGCGCACCCGAGTCGACCGGCGCCCGCCGACGCGCGGCGTTCTGCACGCGTCGGCCGACCCGATCGCCCCAGCGTTCGCCGAGACGAGCCTTGTCACGGGCGATCTGCCCGTGATTAATCCGTACCGTCACCGGCGTCGCCGTCGGTACCGTCAGCACCGGAATCGGTGGCGGCGTCGGCGCCCTCAGGTGCGGGTGCCGGCGTCGCCGTGGTGCCGTTCTCGATGAACCGGTCGTACGCCTCGAGCAGCTCGGGGCGCGTCTTGCCCTCGGTACCGCCCTCGACGTGGACGTGCTCGGCGAGGTACTCGGCCCAATCGTCACGCGAGGCGTTGCGTTTCGGCGGCTCGGGCAGATCGCCCGGGCGCACCGGCAGCGCCTTGTCGCCGTCGTCGACGACGATGCTCTCGTCGGTGACCGCGTCGTCGACGACCGCCACCCGGCCCCGCTCGATCAACCCGTCGACGTAGTCGCTGCGCTCGACCGTCACCACGTCACCCGACCGCAACCGGCCGACCGACTGCTGCGCCTTGATCGTTACCTCTGCCATGTCCCTGCTCACTTCCGCGGATCACCCGACAGCTTGGTCGCTGCCTCGTCGGTCATCCGCCCGAGTTCAGTATCGACCATCAGATCCCACTCGACGCCGTACGCGCCACCCGATCGGGGCGCCATCCGCATGGCACCCAGCTGCACCTGCTCACGATCGACGTCGACGTCGTCCCACGCCGCGCCGATGATCGCCCGCCGCAGCGCCTCGGCGTCGTCGAGCAGGTCGCGGGCAGCCGAGTCGAGCGCGACCGGCTTGACCGCATCCGCTGGGCGCGAGTTGCGGCGGTCGTACGTCGGGTCGCACCGGTACACGCCGAGCGTGATCGACACCCGCCACTCTGGCGCACAGGCTTTCGCGGTAGCCGCTCGTTTGTCCCGTGCGGGCTTAGGAACGATCGAGGTGACCGTCGCCCACAGTTGCCCGCAAAACTCGCCCACGGGACGATCTGGCGATACGAACACCCGGTCGATGCTGCCGGCGCGGGTCGTCGCGACCTCGGCCTGCGCGCGCTCGAGCACGAATAGCGCCACCGAGTACGGGCTGCACCCCTTGATCGTCATGCGTTGTCACTTTCCAATCGGGTCGCCAGCCGAGGACCAACCACCCGGGCCGGCGCCGACAGATGGTTCGGGTTGACCGACAGCAGCCATTGGTCGACGTCCTCGATACCGGTCATGCCCTCGGTGAAGTAGGCGCGCGGGTCGAGTTCCACCGACAGGCCGTTACGCGACGCCGACACCACGCCTCGAGGTAGGCGGCACTCGCGACCCTCGCGTGACTTGACCCACTCGACCGCGAGGATCCCGGCCGCGAACTGACCCGCCTCGGGCGGCATGATGCCGCGCCGGTACGTGACGACGAACGCGCCGACCGCGTCAGCGGCCGCGTTGAGGTTCTGCCGCGTCGGCCACCCCGACCCATCGAGGCGCCGCACCCACCGCCGATCACGCACTGTGTACGCCGACGTCGGCAGCACCTGCCCGTCGATGCTGATCTTGGTGATGTCGTGGATCGGGCCATCAAGCGCGAGGTCGGCGACCGTCTGGTGTCGGCAGTCGTCGACGCCGCAGCCGCACCCGCGGGCGGCGCTGATCGTCGCGCTGATGCTGCCGAGCACCATGCCACCGGCGGCGAACACACCAGCGCGAGGGTCGCCGTACGTGCTGCCCCTGCGGGGCGGCCGATGACATGGCCGCACGACGTCGGCGTGCAGCCCGAAGATGCGGCCCGACAGCGCCCACAGGATGGTGGTCGCCCACAGTTCGGCCTGCGCCTGCAAGTCGGGGTCGACCGTTGCCCAGAACTCGGCGTCATCAGCGGGGATGATCACCGGCCACTCGATTTGTGCCATGGCATCGATCGTCTCACGACGAAACGCCGCCCGACCGGCAGCCGACCAGTCGAACGGCGTTTCGCAACCACCCGCGTCGGCAGCGAACCACGCGGAACATGAGACGAGGCAGCGGTACCGAGAGGGGATGACGGTACCGCTGCCTCGAGTTGGGGGACTACGCGAGCGCGATCGCGCCGTCAGTCGGCGTCGGCGGCGCCACCTGCACCGTGATCGGCAGGTAGTGATCGAGTTCGGTCAGCGCCTCGGGCAGCTTCGCCGCGACCGGGGTCGCCGCATCGTTCAGTGCGACGTTGTACGGGCCGGTGCCCCAACCCGTGCCGTCCTTCGTGATGGCGTTGCCGAGGGTGAACTCGGCGGTTTCCTCGCCGAGCGACAGCTCGTCGAGCCGGGCCTGCCCGATGAACGGAAACAGGTGGTACCCGTACCGCTTGCCGCCCACACCGCACGCGGTGCCGGGGTTGTCCGACCACACCTCGAGCGCGAAATGCGTTTCGACGGTCGAGTACCGGCCGAACTTGACGCCCACCGCGTTGCCGGCGGCGTCTTCGTAGATCGGGTTACCGGTGACCAGCTCCCACGCCTCGGGGTCCACACCGCAGAACTGGATCCCCAGCGTGAAGTACTTGAACTTGTCGGGCTGCCGGTCGATGAAACAGAAATCGCCGTTGCCGTTCTTGGGCGCGTTCTCCGTGCCGTCCTCGTATTCCGCGGACACGTCGACGGTGACGAGTCCCTCGGTGACGAGGGTCGACTTGGCGCCAATGACCGGTACCCCGCACTCGTCGATGCGGGTCAGTCGCATGACCTTCGCGCGGACTGAGCCCCATGGAACGTTGACCATAGCTTGCTGCCTCTCAGGGTTGGTGATGATCTCGCCCGGCCCCTAGCCAGCAGCAATGTGCTAGGTGCGAGTGTAGCCCGCACCCCGTTCGGTGGGCTGTTACTCGCCCGTCGTGCGTCGGTCGTACTCGGCGATCAGCTCGCCGCGCTTCATGCCCTCGACGTCGATGTCGTCGTACCGAGCCGACATGTACGCGGCCCAATCGGCGGTCGAGTCGTTGCGGTCGGGCAGCGGCGGCAGTTCGTCGGGCGTGCCCTCGGTGACGTCGATCGTGTCGGCCTCAGCGGCCGCCCCGGCGGCGGTCTGCGCATCCGCTGCGGCGTCGGCTGCGGTCTCGATGACCGGCTCGCCACCGATCAGCGGGGCGCCCTCGGCCGGTGTCGTCGGGTCGCCGCCCTGCGACTCCGACTGCTCGACCTCGCCCTTGTCGCCCTCGCCGTCGACGAACTTCTGATACACCTCGTCGGGCACCTCGAACGCCGGCAGCGGCCCCGCGGTCACCCGCCGGACGAGTTCGACCTGCGCACCCGCAGCGCGCAGCAGCTTCGTGGCGATACGCGCCGCATCCTTGCGATCCTTCGCGATGATCGTCGGCATGATTCTGATCCTCTCTACAGTGCGACCAGCGCGGCGCCGGCCAGGTCATCGAACGTGACCAGATAGTCGCGGGTCACGATCGCGGTGCCGATGTTCGTGCCCGGCTCGAACCACGCCGAACCCGCATCGGTGAGCGCCTCGAGCGGAGTGCGGTAGGTGGTGACGTCGCCGGTCGCGGCGATCCACACCTGCCCGGCGGCGGGCGCCTGATCGGCGGGGCCGGTACCTGGGTAGTTGCCGAACACGATCGGCGTGCCCAACTTGGTGCGCGCCGTCTGCCCATCAGCCACCCACAGGTTCAGCTCACCCGCCCGGGCGGCGAGCCACCGCGGCAGGTGCAGCACACCGACCGACGCGTACTCGACGTTCAGCCACGCCTCGAGGCGGCCGATTGCCAGTGCCAGCGGGGTGGCGGTGCCGACGACGGTTTCGGTGTCGGCGGACATGATCGACGGGTTGGCGGTCGTCCACAGTCGTTCCTCGACGAACGGGACGTCACCCGAGCCGAGCGCGGTGATCGCCCGAGACCGCAGCTCGTCCTCGGTGATGCCGAGCGCCCGGCACTGCACCCCCGAATGCACCTGGAACGCGTCGCCGATACCGGCGGGGAACCCTGCGGGAATGTCGCGCGGCGCGAAGTCGGCCCAATCCTCGAGGCACTCGAGTTCGGTCGCCGCGACGTACGGCTTGACCGGCGGCCAGTACTCAATGCCGCCGACCCAGTGCGGATCCTCGACGGGCTGCTCGGACACAGACAGCAGGTTGAAGCGGGGCGCGACGAGCCGATGCTGCCGCTCGACGAACATGCGCACCGGGTCGCCGGTGCCGGTCTGATACATCGTCATCGGGGTGAACTCCTATCGAAACGGGTGAGGCACCCGCACGACGCGGGTCGCATCGTGGGGTGCCTCACCGGTCGGTGTTTGGTTATCCGATCAGGGTCACGGGGTCGGGACGATGATCTTGCCGTTGCCGTCGAGGTTGCGGGCGGCGCCGGTAGCACCGTTCACCAGGACCGGCAGGACCGCGACGCTGCCACGGTAGGCGCGCCACGCGACCGCAAGCGACTCCTCCATGAACAGCCGCAGGAACTGGTTGGTCTTGAGGCCCACCGAGTCGTACACGGCCTCGAGGTTGATGATCTCGTCGCGGCCGCGAACGATGGTGCCCTCGGGGTAGACCAGCGCCCGCACGCTCGTCGGGTAGGCGTTCGGGGTGGCGTTCTGCCCGACACCGGTGCCCGGGTTGACCGCGCCGCCCGGCTTGAGCGGGTCGCCGATGAGGGCGTCCTGCCAGTCGTACACCCACTCGATGGTGACGCCGCGCTTGTTGAAGTGCGCCGCGATCTCTTCGTCGGACACCTCGAACGCGTTCGCCACGCCGGTGCGCAGCGCGTAGTCGGCACGGAACACAGCCTTGTACCAGATCGGCAGCACGACCTTGAACCGCATCTGCTCGGACGCGCGGAACCGGTACCGCTCGTTGATGACGAGCCACTCGATCGCGTTGAGCGACGCACCCGACACCGACGGCCCGAACGTGCCGGTGAAATCAACCTTGTTGTGCGCGTTGAAATACGCCTCGGTGCGGGCGATCGTGATCGCGTTGATGCGGTGGATATGCGCGGCGATCAGCTCGCTGATCTGCGCCTCGACCTCTTCGGGGTAGGCGTGATTCTGCAGGATGCCGGCGGTCGCGCCGGTGTACACCGCGTCGGCGCGGATCTCGACGAAGTCCGGGCAGGTCAGGTCATAGAACTGCTTGGTGTAGTCCTCTTCCTCTTCCGACTCGGCCATCGCTTCGGTGTAGACCCGGCCACCCATGCCGGTGGCGTAGATCTGGCCGAAGTCGATCTGCCGGCGGAACCGCAGACCACCGCGCGACATCTGCACCTCGGGCAGGTCGAGGATGCCGGTGGTGGTGTCGGTCAGGCTGTTCGGAATGTCGTACAGCACCTGCGACGGGGAACACCAGCCACCCGGACCGCCAGCGGCGGTCAGCGACATCGGGGTCAGCTTGCCGCCCGGCAGCCGCTTGACGTCGACCGCGGCACGCATCGCCGACATATCGTCGTTCTTGCCGGACGCGACCAGCTCGTCGGGGAACTGGACGTGCAGCGTCGCGATGTCGGCCTTGGTGGTCGCGCGAACACCCTTGGTCGGCAGACCCTTGATCTTCGCCGACGCCGCCGCAGCGAGTTCGGTGATACCTGCGAGTTCCTGCCCGCCCTCGTGGCCGCGCACACCCGATGCGGTCAGGATCTTGAGCGCCGACTCCTGCGCCTCGGGCTCGACTTTCACGGGCTTCTGCGGCTTGCGGACGGTGCGGGTCGAGAACCGGCGCGGAGCCCCACCAGCGGTGACCATCTCGGCGGCCGGCTCGGCGTCGGCTGCCGCGTTCGGTGCGCCGCCGTCGCCGCCCTCACCCTCTGGTGCGGGGTCGGACTCGACGACTGCGGGGTCGCCGTCGGCGACGGCAGGGTCGCCACCCTCGGGGGTCTCGGCCTCGGGTGCCGGCTCGGACTGCCCGGCCACCGCAGCGGCCCGGTCAGCGAGCTCGGCGAGCTTCTGCGCCTTGGCGGCATCAGCGGCGTCGAGGTCGTTGCGGGTGTCGCCGAGCGTCTCGAGGGCGTCGGCGAGCAGCTCGAGCCCGAACACGTCGTCGTCGGTCGACGGGTTGGAATCCCGCAGCGTGTTGAACGAATCGAGCGCCTCGTCGAGCAGCTTGTCGAGGTCGCCGCGCTCGACCTCGGCGAGGGCTTCCTTGATCTTCGCCTTGCGCTCGTCGACCGACAGAACCGCGCCGTTGGCGCCGGGGGTCTGCGCGGCCTGGATCAGGCTTTCGAGAGTGACACTCATCGCTGTGCACCTTCCGGGGGTGGGTTGTTTTCCGATCTCATCCGGTCCACCCGGCCCCTAGCCAGCGATGTTGTCCCGCTAGTCGCCTACTGTAGCGCGTCACCCGCAGGTCAGCGCGTAACCTTCCGCCAGATCGAATCGGGTGCGTCTTTGCGCAACTCGCGCACCTCCTCCTCGGTGAGCACCCGTTTGATCGTGCCGTCGGCGAACTCGACCTCGAAGATGACCGTTTTCTGACGCCGACAGTTGCAGCCCATCAGCCACCGAGCCCGTCGTAATAGCGTTGCCGCCGTTCGGCCCGTTGGATCGCAGCCTGCGTCGTCTCCCAATCGCAACAGCGTCGCGCCCGCTCGGCCGCGCGGTGCCGCCGCACATGGTCGGTGATGATCTCGGCGATGCGTACCGGGATCAGGAACGGGCCAGCGATCAGCCACGTCACAGCGTCACGCCTGCGGTGTGCGACGCCACTGTTTGCCATCGGTTTCGGTCCCATCTGAGTAGCGGGCGACGCCGGTATCGCCGTCGTATTCGACGAGGTCGCCGCCCTCGGCGCCCTTGAGTGGCGACTGATCCTCGAGCATCGTGGTGCCGTCGAATCCCATCTCGGGCAGCACCGGCGACCGCGCCCACGACTTGCCCGACGTCTCGGTGCCGTCGTCGTAGTAGGCGGTGCCGTTCTCGAACTTGACGAGCCGGCCGCCATCAGCGCCGGTGTCGGGTGCCTGATCCTCGAGCAGCTCGGTGCCCGGCTCGCCGCCTTTGCGTGCGGGTCCGCTGTCGATCGATGCATCCGGCGCCTCGAGGTCGGACGGCGTCGACGTGTCCGGCTCGTTCGACGACGTCACCGACCACGACCGGCCGTCGGTCGAGCTGCCGTCGTCGTACGTGGCGACGCCCGTGTCGCCGTTGTAGTCGACCAGCGCACCACCGAACGCGCCCGTGTCCGGCGACTCATCCTCGAGCATCTGCCCCGCGGTGCCCGACTTGCGTGGCGGCGGCGCATCGGCAGGCACCTCACGCGGCCCGGGCGCCGACACAGGTGCAGGCGGCGGCGGGGTCGGCCGCGCCGCGACTGGCGGTGTCGACGGCGCCGGTTTGCGTTCGGCCGCCTTGTTCTCGACCGGTCGCGGCGGGGTCACCGAGTTGTCGGCCTTGCGTTCGGTGTGCGCCGGTGGCGTCTCGGCGCGCTTGCCGAAAATGGCCTCACCGACCGCGGTCGCCATGTTCGTCACGTCACGCTGCACGCCTTTCGCGGTGTCGTCGACGACCTGCACGGCGTCGTCGACACCCTGCCCGATCACGTCACCGATCGACACGCCGTATTTGTCGGCGCCCTCCTGGGTCTGCGCGCGACGTTTCCCGCCGGCGGCGTGCAGGTTCTGCATCCGGTCGAACTCGCTCTTGACGGTGTCGCCGAACTGCTGCGCGCCGAACGCCTCGCCGTTCATCGACTCGGGCACCTCGGTGGCGTGCTCGCCGATCGGCACGTCGACGTTGTCGCCTGCGATTGCGATGCGCACCCGGTCGAACGTGACCGGCGCACCCGACGCCGTGGACAGCGCCGCGACGTCGACACCGTACCCGGCGGTGATGTGCGGGATGAACGCGTCATGCGTCGGCTCGGGCGCCCGGTCACCGAGCGCGGCCGCGAGTTTGTCGCGTAGCGCGCTGATGCCCTGCGCCTCGACGAGGTACACCGCGCACGGGTCGTCGGTCTCGTTGAACGCCGCCCGGCCCATGATCGTGCCCTCGATGCCGTTGGCGCCGTGCATCTCGCCCCAGCGGGCGAGCACGTTCGCGACCGACGTCTGCACGTCCACGCGCCAGTCCTCCGACGCGCCGGTCAGGTCGTCGCCGAGGTAGACGAGGGTGAGGTGCAGCTCGTCGACCGGGTCGCCGCCCTCGACGACGAACGCGCCCGGGTCGGCGGGCAGCAACGCGATCATGCCGCCGGTGTGCTCGACCTCGGTTTCGGCCTCGTCGACGACCTCGGGGTCGACCTGCTCGTCGATGGGCACGACCGCGGCGGCGAGCAGCTGCTGCACCACAGGGTCGTCGAGCATCGCCCGAGCATCCGCCGGTGTCGGCGGCAGCAGCGCCGCCGTCAGCGCACCGCCCGACTTGGATTTGCGGCCCGGCCACTGCTTGAACACGTCGTGATACAGGTTCGCGGCGAGCCCGTTGATCTGATCCGGGGTCATGTCGGTGATCTCTTCGCCGAGCGCCTTGACCAGCGACCGGTACGGCGTCGGCGTCGGCGCCCACCGGGCGAGTCCCACGCCGGTCGTCCAGTACCGGTGCAGCTCGGGCGGCATCCGCCCGGCGAGGTCGTTCGCCGTCGACGTCGCCGACGCCACCAGCTTGCGCACCCGGTCGACGACACGCTGCCTGCGCACCGACGTCGCCCGGCTCGCCGCCGACGCGACGAGCTGCTCGCGTCGTTCCTGTGACCGCTGCGCCTCGATCGCGGCGGCCGCTGCGGCGCCACGCTGCTTGACCTGCTGCGCGCTCATCGTGATGCGGATCTGTTCGCGTGCCGCCTCGTTCGCGGCCGCGACCATCTCGTCGCGGGTGATGGGTCCGTTCCGGACGATGCCGGCGGCGACGAGCATCGTCGGCAGCCCGCCCGCGGCGACGAGCTGCTCGGTGCGGGGAATCGGGAACCCGGGCACGTTGACGGCGAGCGCGGCGACCAGCTCGAGGGACTCGCGGCCGGTGTCGGGGTCGGCGATGCGTCGCCAGTCACCCGACAGCGACGACCGGCGCAGCGTCTGCGCCTGTATGTCGTCGGTGCCCGGCAGCACGCTGCCCGCGATCCAGATCCCGAACTCGTCCTCGCCGGCGCGCACACACGCGACCTGTGATCCGGTGTTGTCGTAGTGGGCGGCTGCCTGCACGGCGTCACCGGTACCGGCGTGACCGGTGCCGAGGGTCAGGTATCCGACGGGCAGGTCGCCCTCGGTGGTCGGCATGACGCCCTGGTGAAAGTACCGGTAGTCGGCCTGCGATCGCGGCGGCTTGACGTTCTGCCCGGGAAATCCGATGTGGTTGGTTTTCCACCCGGCGAGGTGCCCGTACACGCGGCCATCCTTGGTGACCTGTATCGGGGTGAGTCGCTCAAGGTTGGGGTTTCGGAACACGTCGTGCGGCATAGCCACGCCGGCCGCGGTGAGTGATCGCCCGATGGTGCTGATGGTCACGGTTCTGCCTCTCGTCGTCTGCCGTCGAGTATGGCGCACGGGGTAGGCTCGACCGTGGTTTGAGCGTGTTACACCGTTTGAAAGTGCGGTAAGCACGGCGCGGTGCCCATTGCACCGCGTTCGCCAAGTAACCGGGATCCATTGGCTGAGACACCGGAGTGCCGTAGCTGCACGCTCAACCACACAGGTTTGTCCGGCGCATCGCGGTGTGTCGGGAAGTGAGGCCCGGGATCACTCGTCGGACGCGGCGAGGCCTGGGCCTTGCGAATCACCTCGGCCCCGGGGCGATCACTGGGACGGTTCGCCCGTACCTACATCGCCGGGGCTCGAGTATCTCACCAGCGGAACGTCTCGCCGTCGGGCATCGTCACCCGATGATCACACGCGTGCTCGGGTGGCAGCTCGCAGCGGGTGCGCAGCGTCATGCGTAGCCGCCCGAACTGCCGCACCCCCGACGTCTCGACCTCGCAGCGCGGCTCACCCGGCAGCACGGTGCGCGGCTCGACGATCGGCTCATCCCAACTGACGAGCTCGCCGACGTGCACGATGTGGTCACTCACGACGCGCCGCCTCTCTTTTCCGCATCTCGGTGTACGCGACGCGCTGCGCCTCCCGGTTTCCGAGCGCCCACACCGAGCCGAGCACCCTGCGCCCCGCGTACGGATTGCCGGCGCCCGGCCGCGACACCTGCCCCGCCTTGTACGCCTCGATCGCCTCGGCCGGTGTCGGCATCGGCTGCTGATCGCGGGGAATCATCGCTGTTGCCCGGTCCACGGCAACGCGAGTCCGTCGTCGGCGTGCCGGGGCACGTAGTGCAGGTGCAGGTGAGGGATCGTCTGTGTCGCCGCGGCCCCGCTCGAGGTGATCAGGTTGTAGTCGACACCCTGCCGGCGGGCGTACACGGCAGCCGCGCGACTGGCGATCGCGAGGCCCGCCTCGGTCGCACGGGTGCGGTGCTCGACATGCCACATCGGAATGAACAGCATGTGCCCGGGCACGACGGGATTGAGTGGCTCGAACCACGCGGCGGGCATGTGCGGGTCGGTTTCGACCTTGCCGTCGAGCACCAGTCGGCAGAACACGCAGTCAGGATCTTGATCGGTGTACATCGTCATCGCAGGTAGTCCTCTCCGATACGGCGCCCGGACCAGCGCCGCCACTCTTGCATGCACACCTCGGCGTCGAACGTGATCAGCCCCGCGTCGATCATCGACTCGAGGTCGGCCTTGGTGATGCGGGCCCCGACCTCGTCGAACCACAGTGCAGCCTCGTCGCTGATGTACTTGCGGGCGGTCACGTCGTTGACCGACCACAGCATGTCGGCGGTGAACCCGCCCTCGAGGTCACGATACTTGGCCTTGAGCAGCTGCCCGTTGCAGTCGGTTTCGCACATGATCACCCAGTCGAGGGTGAACCGGCGGTGCAGCTCCGACACCAGCTCGGCGTGATTCGTCGACACCAGCCCCTCACGTTTCGCCCGCGCCACGAAGTCACGGCGATGCACCTGCTCCATGTCGAGATCCTGCACCTCGGCGAGCGCCTGCTCGTAGCTGATGCCGCGCTCGTCGGCGAGCTGCTCGGCCTGCTCCCATATCTGCTGTTGCCGCTGCTCGGCGGGCGTCAGTTCTTGGCGGGTGGTGAGCCGGTCGAACTCTTCCGCGGCGGCGTCCTCGCCCCACAGTTCGGCGTAGCGGGCGCGTTCGTCGGCGAGCCGGTCGTCGTCCGGTTGTACGTCGTCTGTCGACTCATAGGTGCTGGTGTCGCCGGAATCCCTGAAACTTGATCCGTCGTCGACGATCTCGGCGCGCTGGACAGCCTCGGCGAGCGCGGCCTCGGCCCGGTCCATCCGTTCGAGGCGTTCCATCATCAGGTCTGGGTCGCTGCCGTCGGACACCTCGGCGAACGCGTCGCACGCCTCGTCGAGTTCACGCTGCGCCGCCTTGACTGCGTCGTCGGCCGGTGACCCTGCGACCGGTATCTGCTCGGGCAGTTCGGGCGGCTCGGCGGGCACCGCGTCGCCGGGCAGGTGGTCGTCGCCGGTCGTCCACTCGTCAAACGGTAGGTCGGGGTCGTACTCGGGATCCGGTTCGGCGTCGGGCACCTCGTTGGCCCACCGCGGGTCATCGAGCCACGCGCCGTCGTCGTCGATCTCGATGACGTCGTCGGCGTACTCGGGCTGCCCGTACTGCACCTCGAACGCCTCGTCGTCGCGGCGGCGGGCGAGTTCGTCCTCGACCATCCGCCGCAGCTCGTCATCTTCGCGTTCGTCGGTGCGGATCAGGTAGTCGGCGAGCCGGGCGTCGGTGGCGGTCTCGACGTCCGGCGCGGGGATCGTCTCCCGCTCATCGGTCAGCTCGACGTCGAGTGGCTGCGCCGGCATCTGCTGCCCCGCGTCCTCGCCGCGCTGCCCGACCTGCGGCTTTACCCGGCCCTCGCGCTCGGCGACCTGCAGCGCGGCCGCGTCGGCGGCGTCGGCGTCGTCCGGGCCGATACGCACCGTACCCGGCTCGACCGGTCCCTTGCCGCCCTGATCGTCGAACTCATCCTGCAGCTCGTCGTCGTCGTAGATCAGCATCGTGCACCTGCAATTGATGACCTCGTGCGGTGCGACGCTGATCGAATCGGCGGGATGCTCGAGCAGGAACCCGCCGATTCGGAACGGCTGATCGAGCGGGCAGGTCTGCCCGTCGGCGACGCGATGCGTTGCGCGGGTGCGCGTGTCGTCGGTCGACAGCCACCGTTTCCACATGCGGATGCCGGTGCGCTGTTCACGTTCCCGGGCGGCGGCGAGCTGCCCCGCCGACACCGCGCCGTGCGACTCCGTCCGCGCGATCCGGCGCGCCTTCCACTGCCACTCATTCAGCGACTCGTCGTGTTCCTCCCACAGCGATTTGCGCAGCGCCCGCAGCTCGGCGCGCGACGACCGGTCGAGGTTCGGCTCGGCGAGAGCCTGCTCTACCTCGTTGATGCGGGCACGCAGCTCACGCGACCGGGCGTCGATGTTCAGCACCCGGCCGATACGCTCGGTCATCTCGTCGATCGTCACCGCATCCGACAGCGCCTCGAGCAGCTCGGGCCGAATGTCCTCGAACGCGCCCTGCGGCCAGATCTTGAGCCGGTCGGACACCTCGGCGAGGTACCGCTGCTGATGGGCGAACGCGCCGGATGGGACGGCGCGGCGGGTCTGCTGGAATGCCTCACCGAACGCGATCGACACCGTCGGCAGGATCTGGTTTTCGAGCTGGTTCTGCCACGCACCCCACGTGCGCTGTACCGCAGCGTCGACGGCGAGGTCGGCGTGCCCGGTCGCCGGCGTAATCGCTGGGTCGCCGGCGGCGGTGATGTACCGGTTCAGTCCGAGTTCCTGGAAGAACGCGACGCGCACCTCGTCGAGCCACGCCCCGATGGCGGTCAGCGTGGCCGCGTCGATGCGGCGTTCGCAGCGTCGCAGCAGCCACTGCTGTTCGGCGCGTTCGGCCGCGACGTCACGCACTACGCTCCGGCGAGCAGCCGGTGTAGCTGCGCCCGGTCGGGTGCCTGGCGCTGCTCGATCAGGTCACGCGTGTACTGCTCACACACTTGCTCGTAGTGTTCGGTCGGCCCGACGAGCACGACCGGCAGCATGTCCCACGCCCCGCGCAGCAGCGTTGACCAGTCGTCGCCCGCTGCGCGCAGGTCGGTGAGGGTGTGCACGAGGTACTGCTCGCACTGATACCTGTGCCGGCTGTTGCGGCCGGTCGCCTTGGATCGCATCGACGCGAACTGTAGTGCCCGCAGCACCGCGAAGTACGCGACGGCCGCGACCGCCCCGATGTCGTCACAGTCGGCTGTGCGCTGCTCAACGGTCATGGTCACGGGTCACGCTCCTGCCGGTGGCGGGTCATCCTGGGTGTCGGGCGGCGAGTTGTCCGGGCTGTCGGCCACCGCAGGCGGCGACGGCGCGTCACCCGGCGGCGCGGCGTCTGGCCCGTCGGGCACCGTGGTGGCGGGCATGTCCACCCCGAGCGACCGCAGGATCTCCACCGCGGCACCCGGCTGCTGCCCGAACTGCGACAGCAACGGCACGAGGTTCTCGAGCAGCACCCGCGCCGCCCGCTCGGCCGGGGTCGGCATGTCCTCGGCGTCGAATCCCATCTCGGCGAGCGTCTTCTCGGCCGACAGGATCCGCTGGTCGTACGCCCACTGCGCATCCTTGGAACGATCCGGCCGCAGCTTGAGCGCCGACGTGTCGAACCACACCGAGAACTCGTCGGCGTTGATGACACCCGCCGCCGCGAGCAGCGGCCGCACGACGTCGGCGGTCATCGTGTGACAGAACGTCGTCATGATCGGCGCGACACCGAGCTTGACCTCGGATTCGTCGAGCGACCACGCCGACCAGTGATTCATGCCGCCGGCGCCGTCGAGCACCCCGGGGTCGGAATCCATGCCGAGCGCGATCCGCCGGATGGCCTCGGCGCGACGCTCATGCATGTGCGGGTCGAGGGTTTCCGAGAACGTCAGCAGGTGCGCGACCTCCGACATCGGCCGCCCCTCGATCCACGGCACCTGAGCGACGAGCGGGGCCAGCGACTCAGCCGATGCGCGGTCCTCGATCGCGGTCATCATGTAGCTCTGTAGCTCGTCGGCGAAGTTGAGGGCGACGCCGTCCTTGTCGAACAGCTGCACGTCGGATGCGACGAGCAGCACGCCGCCGCCCGACGCGAGTTTCGAGTCGATCTGAGCGCCGACGTACTTCGTCATCTGCACCAGCTCCCGCAGCACCGGCAGCAGCGCCCGCACCGGCGCGTCGGCGAGCGCCAGGTACTGCGGCGACGGTGTCCATGACCGGGCGAGGATCTCGACGTCGTCGTCGACGCGGCGCGGCGACACCCCGTCGGTGATCTGATACTGCCCGGCCCGCGAGCCGAGCACCTCGTCACTCGAGTGCACCTGCCACTGCACCCGACCCGGGTGGTCGTCGTCGTCGCGGGCGTTGAAAATGCTCTCGCCGTTGTGCTCCATGTGCTGGGCGTACCGCTTGAGTTTCTGCTCGACGTCGGGCAGGTTTCCGAACAGCATCTGTGCGAGTTCGGCGACCGGTCCCTGATCGACGCGTTTCGGGTCGCCGATGTCGCCGGCCTTGTGGTGACCGATGTACACGCGGCACTGCGACACCGCGCGCGCCTTGCGGTCGGCCAAGAATCGCATCTCGGGCGATTCGTTGCGCAGCGCCCACACTTCTTTCTGCCACTGTTCGGCCTGCCGTTTCCGCTGCCGGGGCACCTGCCGCCCGTTGCGGGTCTCGGTACCGTTCATCAGCTCGGCGGCGGCGGTGAGGCTCTGCCCGCGATACGAGTGTCGCGGCCCGTACACCTCCTCGAGGGGGTACGCGGTGACGGTGGTCGCCGCCGGCGCGAACTGCCGGGCGCGGGCGATCATGCTGTGCGGCGACGGTGCGGGTACCGCGTCACGCACGATCTGCAACGCGGTCGATTCGGGGCGACGTCTCACGGGTGTCTCCTAGTTCAGTCGTCGGCAGGGTCGAGCCACGTCGACCCGATACCGGTCACGAGCGAGATCGTGCCCGCGAGCACCATGATGAACCACCAGCGCGTGTCGGCCCACCAGTACGCGGCCACCGACGTCGCGGCGCCGACCCACACCGACGCGCACCACGGGCAGGTGATCAGGTACGCGAACCACTGATCGGGTCCGAGGCGCAGCACGATGCGGTCGCGTACGGGCTTGAGTATCTGGTCGGCGACGAGCAGCCGAGTGACGCGCCACGCGAACAGGATGGTGAGCAGCACGACGAGCGGGTCGATGGTCATGCTGGTCAGAGTATCCCGAGGAACGGCGACAGCCCCCGACCTGATGGTCGAGGGCTGCCGTCGGTGTTGGGTTGTGGTCACTGCCCGACCACAGGTCGAACAGTATCAGGCGGGGGTTACTCGGCGTCGGTGTCGCCGCTGTCCTCGCCGTCGGTCGGCTCGTCGGTCGGCTCGTCGGTGTCGTCGTCGAAGTAGGTCGGCGCCTCGTACTTGTAGGTCGGGGCGTTCGGGTCGGCGAGGTCACGCATGTTGATCGGGTTGGTGTTGGCGTCGCCGCCGATGTTGTCGCCGCCCGACGTCGACACGATCGGCGGCGGGCAGGGCGCGTTACCGGTCGGCACGGGCATCTGGCAGTCGGCGGCGGCGGTGCCTGCTCCGACGGCGATGGCGAGGGCTGCGAACGTGGTCGCGATGAGGGTGGTGATGGTGCGCTTCATGGTGTGCTCTCTTTCGGTGGATGGTGTTGCGAGGGTCGGCGTGTCGCCGTTGGGTACGGGTGCGGGCGCCCGGTGTCTCAAGCGCCCGCACCCGAGTTCTCAGGGGGTGGCGTACATCGCGTTGACGTATGCGAGGTGCGCGGCGTCGGCGGCGTCTTCGTCACCGTTGGCCTTGGCGGTCCAGTAGTCGGCGAGTGCGGCGTCGGCGTCGGTGGCGATCATCGGGGCGGTTCCTCCCTAGCGGTGGTTGATCAGGATGGTGCGGGCGACGGCCCGCTCGGTGTGGGTGAGTCGGGCGTGCCGTCCGGCCGGGCCGATCATCTCGGTGATCTCGGCGAGCGCGGCGTCGGTGATCTGAGCCGGGTCGAGGTTGAGCTGGTGGGCGATCTGGGTGGTGGTCATGTCGAAGACTGTATAGCCTCACGGTGTGGCTACGCAAGCCCTAGCTTGCGATCAACCATCCGAGGTAGATGACCAGCACCAACAGGGCGCCGAGGATCGCGGCGAACAGCAGGTCGCCCGGCTCGGTGCGCACGTACGGGTCGGGGCAGTGACGGGTGCGGACAGAACACGGATCGTCGCCATGCATCGGGCAGCGTCGCATCAGTACACCGCCCCGACGTAGTCGAGTTCCTGCCCTGTGCCGGTCTTGACGTGGCGGAACACGATGAGCCGCCACGGCAGCACGAACAGCGTCTCGATCGGCTCGGGCTGGTCGAGCACAGCCTGCGTGAACACCTCGCCGACCTCGTCGATGTGGGTCGTCGACAGCCGCAGCGAGTACTGCGCCTGCACGGCGTTGAGGGCGCCGGCCCGACGGTTGTAGCCCTCACCGTTGCCGACGATCGCGCCGTTCTTCGACTTCGTTCTGAATCGCCAATCACGCACGATGTGCCCGCGATCGCGGTCGAAGTAGCTCGACGGGTACACCTCGATCGTGCCGCGATTCGTGGTGCCGGGGTCTCGTTGGATGATCACAGGGTTTCGCCTTTCTCGATGCGCCGCAGGTAGGCGGCGGGGTCTTGCATGTAGAGCTGGTGCTGCCGGTCCGCGCGCTCGGCGAGTTCGGCATCACGGGCGGCGCGTCGCTGCCGTCGGGATTGCACGCGCGGCCACGTCGTGAGGTAACCGGCGACCAGCCCGAGCACCGCGGACACGACGGCCGTCACAGCAGGGTTGTCGGCGACGGTGACGACGACCACCCAGATGCCGACGAGGGTGGCTGCGATCGCTGCCGACCTATGGTCACGGAACGCGCCCGGTATCGCGCCGAGGAACCGGGCCAGCGCGCGGAACATGCGCGTGAACGGGTCGGGCCGGTCTGCTCGAGCAGCTCGCCGGTCAGCACGCACACGCTCGTCGGGGTACTCGCTGCTGCCCCAATCGACGAACACCGGCTCGTCTGCGGTCGGCCACGGGTCGACGGGGTCCACGTTCTGCACCGCGTACGAACCGTCGCGGCGGGCGGTCACGTGCACGATGGTGCCGTGATGGTCCCGCAGCCGCGCGGTCACATCACCACCGGTGTCGGTGGCGGTGCTCGACAGGTGCTCGCAGAACGTGCGCATGGCGATGTGCGGCGGCAGCTGCGGCACCTCGAGGTCGTAGTGCGGGAATAGCACCCCGGCGCCGCGTCGCGCGGACTCGGCGGCGTGACGGGCGACTGCGGCGGCCTTGGCCTCGAGCTGCTCACGCACCTGCTCGTTGAACAGCTGCCGCTGCTGCCTCGGTGTCGACACCCCAGCCGAACCGCGTGGCGGCCGGCGGTTCGGTGGTGGCGACTTCGGGGCGCGGTCGCGTGGCTGGTATCCCACAGTGGTCAGTGCTCCCTCGCGATGTCGACGAGCCGCATGATCGCGGCGTACGCCTGTGGTGGACACACCCCGTTACCAATCGCCTTGAGCTGGTCCGAGCGGGACAGCCCGATCGCGGGGTCGGTGACATGCCCCGCGGGCAGCATCATCATCCACTCGGCGAACGCGGCGTTGAGGCGTGGTTTGTTGTTGCGGTTCAGCTCGGTAGGTGCTGGTGCCGGTCGGCCGATGGCCTGCTCGGCGCGGGCGATCGCGGCCGCGTATCTGCCCCACGTCTGCGCCTGCTCGGCGCGCGCCGCCGTGGTGATCAGATCATCACCGCCGGACCCGTCACGACCGGCACGCGCGAAGTCCGGGCCGCTGTTCGCGAGTTTCGCCTCGGGTGTCGGCAGCAGCTGCACCACGGCACCCGGCAGCGGCATCGCGTGGCCATCCGAACCCATGCGCCCGCCGCCGTTGCCGTCCGCTGCGGCGGGCGTCGGCAGTAGCGCGCCGTCGTTCCGCATGAGGTCGTTCTCGACGAGGATCGCGAGGTCGGTCACTGTCGTGCGGCCCGGTTTCTTCCTCAGGTGTTCCTCGGGGCTGTTGCCCGACGGGTGCGCCATCGGTGTCGGCAGCAGGGCCAGGTCGTCATCGGGGCCGCACACGTTCGGGTCGGGGCACTGCCACGCTGCGAGTCCGTCAGCGAGCGCAGCCGCGCACGTCGGGCACAGGTCTACGCGTGGCCCTCGAGTTTCCACATCGCGTCGGTCAGCGTGTCCCCCGCGTTCGCCGTCGACCCGGGGCGCCGGTTCGCTGTCGAGTTCCGCGTGCCCTCCGAATCCGCCACCACAGGCGTCGGCAGCAGGTTGTGAGGCTGCACCGCCGACGGCAGCATCAGGTCGCCCGACGAGCCACGCTGATTCGGGCCGCCCTTCGTGCCGTCCGTCGCGCGCGGCGTCGGCAGGATGGGCGAGGATGAACACGCGTTCTCGTCGGTGCGGGGCGCCGACGTCGGCAGCGGCAGCAGTGCACCATTGCGCGTCATACCCGAGGTCGGCAAGGTCTCCGAGTACGGCTCCGAGTGCGCGGAGAATAGGCTGAGTGTCTCGGTCTCCCAGAGCATCCGGCTCGGATTCCATCGGGCGATGTGCTCGGGCACTGAGTAGTCCTCTCACGTTTTCGATGACGACCCATCGGGGTCGCAGTACGTCGATCGCGGTAGCCATGTGTGACCACAGACCCGAGCGGGTGCCGTCGGCGAGGCCAGCGCGGCGACCCGCCGCCGACACGTCTTGGCAGGGGAACCCGCCCGTCAGAATGTCGACCGGTTCGACCTGCGACCAGTCGACCGTGGTGACGTCGCCGAGGTTCGGCACGTCGGGCCAATGGTGGGCGAGGATCCTTGAGGGCGCTTTCTCGAACTCGACGAACCATGCTGTCGATGCACCGAAAGCAGCGGATACGGCGAGGTCAAGCCCGCCGTACCCGCTGAATAGTGAACCGACCCTCACAGTGCGGCCTGTCGGTCGATCATTTCGGCGATGTGCTGGATCTCGTCGGTGGTCAGGATGACGTAGTACGACCCGCCGTCGGGGTTGACGATGCGGATCTCGCCGAGGTCGCCGTCGAGGGTGCCGAACACGACCTGCGCCCCGGTCACGTTGTCGATGGCGCGGACGTAGTGCGTGGCCTGCTCGGCGTCGTCGAACGTCTCGGCGTACACCTGGTCAGCAAGTTTGGTGCTGCTGTTCATCGGGGGTGTTCCTCTCGGTGGTGGTGGTCAGAACAGGGCGAGCTGCGGCTCGGCGATGGTCGAGTCGATCAGGACACCCGCACGGCGCTCGACCTCGTCGATGACGGCCTGCGCGCGGGCGACGTCGCTGTCGGTGGTCTTGACGATCATGTGCGTCGGCGACTGCCCGTCGATCGCGTCGTGCGGGCGCAGCACGGTGAAGTACAGGCGGAACCCGTGCGCGGCCTCGAACTCGTCCATCACGGCGTCGATGTCGCCGTCAACGTAGGCGCGGGTGTTGATCTTGAGGTTCTGCATCGGGGCCTCTTTCGTCGGTGGGTATGCGACGAATGTAGCCTCACGGCGCGGATACTGTCAAGCGGTGCGGCGGCGCCCCGCCATCTGCGACGAACCACGCGACCGCTGCCCCCTCGAGCCAGTCGGCCGCGCCAACGTGCCCCCGCCCGGCACCTCGGGCAGCACCTCGGTCGCGCCGTGCACACCCGAGTCGAGCGCACCCGGCGACCACGTCGAGCCGGGCTGCCACAGCGTGAACTCGCGTTTGAGTTTCGCCAGGTTGATGCCCGCCGCGAACTTCGCCCGCCCAGTGATGACCGCCTGCGCGATCGGCTCGGCGCGCAACACCTTGTTCTGCTTCGCCGCGACGCCCTTGACCATCGGGCACAGCGCATCCGCCGGCAGATACGGGGCGCCGGTCTCGGGGTTGGTGTCCCGCTTGAGCGCATCCCACGCCTGCACGATCAACTGCTTGACCATGCCGCCGCCATAGTTCGACTCGAACACGATCGTCGTCGCGCCGAGTTCGTGCGCCATCAGGCACGCCTCGCGCGGCCACTCGACCGGCGTCAGCACGTCGGTGCGGTCCTCGAGGAACCACGCGTGCTGTTCGGTGTCGAGTCCGACCGCGACGATGCCGGCGGTGTCATGTTTCTCGCCCTCACCGCCGGACGGGTCGACGGCGACGACGATGCGCAGCAGGTCGGCGATCGCGGGGGCGGGGCCGGTCGCTGCCCGGATCTGTGCGTCGGTGAGTAGCGCACCCTCGCCGGGGTTGGGGATGCCCTGCGACATCGACCACCAGTCGCGCGAGGTCGACATCTCCTGTTTCTTCGCCCACCAGTTGGTGAGCGCCTCGCGGTGCGTGGCCGCACCCGACCACGTCTCGGGATCGTCGGGGGTGATCAGCGGGTGCGGCAGCGGGTCGCCCGGTGCACGCCCGAGCGGGTCGGCGTACACGCCGCGTTCGTGGTCCTCGGGCATCGCGATAGCGGGCAGGTGCACGACACGCCACACGCCGCCGTCCTCGATGCGGCCGTCGCGGGCCAGTAGCCGCCCGGCGAGGTCGTCGGGGTGCCAGCGGGTCATGACCAACACTTCGCGGTAGAACGGCGACTTACGCTGCGACCACACCGAGCTGTACCAGTCCCACACGAAGTCACGCACCGGCAGCGACTCGGCCTGCGCGCGGTTGGTGATCGGGTCATCGATGATGCCCAAGTCCATGGGGTGGCCCGAGAAGTTGCCGCGCAGACCACGCGAGCGCATCGACCCGCCGGCGCGAATCGACCAGTCGGTTTTACTGCCCTCGTCGCGGTTGAGGTTGACGCCGTACTCGGCGCCGAACTGCCGGACCAGCTCACGCACCGCGGCGCCGTTGCGCAGGGCGAGGCGTTCCTCGGCGGACGCCATCAGGATGCGATCGCGGGTGCGCATCGTGAGCCACCAGAACGGGAACCACTGAGCCACCCGCGTCGACTTGCCGACCTGCGACGGCGTGAACACCATGACGCGGGCGTTCGGCACGGCGAGCATGTGAGTGAGCTCTGCGTCGATCACCTCGAGGTGCGGCGCCTGCACCTGTGTCTGCGGGTCGAGACGCACCGCCATCTGCCCGGGCGAGGTGGTGTCGTTCAGCGCGATGCCGGACTGCGCGCACAGTTCGGCGAGCCGCCGCTTGAGCTTGAGCTTTTCGAGGCGGGGCAGATTGACCAGCGCGTCGTCGACGGTCACGGCGTCGGGTCGGCGGGCAGCCGGGTGAGCGCCTCGAGTACCGGCACGTCGAGGTCGGCGCCGTCGGCCTTGGCTTTCGCCATCAGTGCGGCGGTCAGTTCGGCGACCTCGCGGTCGATGTCGTCGTGGGTGACGACGACCTCGTGTCGCTGCGGCTGGTCGAGTCCGAGCAGCTTGACGTACCGGTCGGACGTTTCGAGCACGATGCGGGCGGCGCGGGTCGCGGCGAGCGAGTCCGTCGTGTCGACGGCGATCGCCATGTGCACCTCGAGCAGCTTGTCGTACTTGGACAGGATCATCTCGAGTGCGACGTCGGCGAGTTCGGCGCGTTCCTTCGCGCGCGCCTTGAGCGCATCCTTGAGCGCGTTGTACGCCGACGCCCGCGACGAATACCCGTGCTCGGCCGCGATCTCGCTGTAGGTCTTGCCGGACACGAACGACTCGAGCACCTTCGCGTGCTTGTTCGCGCGGGCCGCAGCGGTACGTGGCCCCGACGTCGCGGGGTTTCCTCGGCCGGTCTTGGGTTTCGGCAT